AAGTAGTGTTAATACCCGAGTTGATAATACTAACACAAACGTTACTGCTGCAGTTACTAGAATCGATGCTGTTGAAATTGACGCAAGTGATAACGCTTCAGCAATAAGTAGTGTTAATACCCGAGTTGATAATACTAACACAAACGTTACATCAGCGATCACTAGAATCGATGCTGTTGAAATTGACGCAGATGATAACGCTACTGCAATAAGCAACGTTGATTTAAGAGTTGATAATACTAACACAAACGTTACATCAGCGATCACTAGAATCGATGCTGTTGAAATCGATGCAAGTGATAATGCTTCTGCAATAAGTAGTGTCGATTTAAGAGTTGATAACACCAACACAAGCCTTACATCAGCGATCACTAGAATCGATGCTGTTGAAATCGATGCAGATGATAATGCTTCTGCAATAAGTAGTGTCGATTTAAGAGTTGATAACACCAACACAAACGTTACTGCTGCAGTTACTAGAATCGATGCTGTTGAAATTGACGCAGATGATAACGCTACTGCAATAAGTAATATAGCTTCTACGTTAGGTGGTGTGGGTAGTACCGCCAGCAGCGCACTAACACTTTCTACTGCCCTAAACGACGGGTTGGCTGAATACAGAGCATCCGCTCAATTGGCAGTGGACGCTAACGGCAATTTAAGTTTTATTCAACTAGACGCTACCCCAAACAATAGTGTGATTATAATAAAAACTGATCAGACCCAGTTTTTAGATAACAACAACAACCCGTTTATCACTTTCGATAGTGTTGAAAATTCCGCGGCATTTAGTGGCGTCTTGAAGGCAGGAAAGGTAATCGGTGGGGAGGTAATCGGTGCTTTGGTTAGGACAGCAGACACTGGCCGACGAACAGAAGTCGGGGGACCAGAGGGGTATATGATATGGTCTGGGACGGGCAGCAAAACAGACACCAATGCGACTTTCTTTCTAAAAGAAAACGGCGATGCATACTTCGGTGGCACTTTGTCTGCAGGTCTAAATAAAAATGCAGGCAATACGACTTTAAAAACCCTTAATCCGTCTATAGTGGTTGGTCCTTTTAGTGCAACAGGCGCAAACCATAGTGTAGTTTATAGTTTTAGTTTTGCTGCAAATAGTACAACGGGTAGTGGTAATTCTTGTCCAACCAACCCAGTGCAACCCAGTGCAACAATGACTCTAGAAAGAAGCACGAATGGTTCTACGTGGACTCATATGATAACTAATAACCTAACCGGAACGACCATTACGAACGAAGAACCTGAGTTAGGTTGTATCGTCACTGAAGGGTTGGCCAACTCATTTACTACTACAGATACAAATACCACTGCTGGTAATTATTACTACCGACTTACAATTAGCAGTCAACAAAGATATCACAGTACATTAAATATAAATTCACAGACGCTAAGCGTAGTCAGCACAGAGGAATAAGACATGTCACAATTTTGGAAAGCAACAGCAGTAACAACCACTTCAGGCAATGCCTTTGTCCAAGTGGTTACGGGGGATGATGTGTCGCTGATTTCTCCTAATTCATTTTTACAGATTGGCACAAACCAATTTGTTGAAGTGAAAACGGTTAATACTTCAGCGTCACCCCAGACTATCGAATTATACTACAACTGGAATGGCGCTACAGCATCAGGGCAAGGCGCTATCTCAGCTCCAACAAAAGCGGAAATTAAAGAAGCAGCGGCGGAAATTAGAACCCTTAGAGTAACATATGAGGGGTTGGCCGACAGTGTCGCTGTATCCAATGCCGCCGACAGTTTAGTAAAACGTACAGCAGCTGGTAGAATTAAAGCAACTGCATCAAGTCAAGCAGACGAAGTAGTAGTTAAATCAGAATTAGATGCAACGGTTGATAGTGCGTTGGCGGGTTTTGGTATCGGCGCTGCAGGTCCAACTGTAAATGATGCCAATACAACATTGAGCAACGGAATTTTTTCAGGTGGTAGTGGTAGTGGTGTTAATTTTCCACATAATGCAGAATACAGTTCGTTTATTAATATGGAAAGAAATACTAATTCAGATAGCCACACCAGAATATATCTTAGTCCAGAGAACGGCAGCGTAACAGCTTACGTATCAGCAAGTCTTGACGCTGGCTTAACTTGGGTTGATGAAGAACTTTTTCACTCAGGTAACTCAATAAATCCGCTTGACTATGGATTCGGGGATAAAAGTGTTTTATTACCACCAGCTTATGATTTAGACACTCATTACAAGTCTGGTAATTTTGTAGGTTATGGTGGTTCTCATGGTAATGCCTCAATAGGGGAAAACCCGTTTCCAGCCTCGGGCGGTGCATTTCACCTAACTGCAACTGGTGGCGGTCTTAATACGGGCACCAATTATGTGGCTCAATTCGTCACGAGTTTGTCCGGTGATGGCTCACAAAAAAAGTTTAGAACTAAAAACACTGGCAGTTGGTCTGTGTGGCATGAAATCTTTAATACGGGCAACACCAATTTTGACACTTGGGAAGGGGATGCCGGAACAGTTTTAGGTACTGGATATGCTATAAACTCTACGAGTGTATTAGTTTATATTCCAATAATCAGCCTTGGGGGGGCACCATCAGATATTACACTAGGTTCGGGAAATTTCCAGATTAGAACTATGGATGGGGGTGTCATTGAGGGTTCAGTCCTACCCGCTGATGTAACTTTAGACGCTAAGACTTCTGCTAACGTTCTTGTGTTACGAGTTACTGGATTAACTGTTACAACGAATGTCGCTTATAACTTCCTTTCAAGCTCGACGGGTGCGTCAATTAAGGTGAATTACTAATGAAAACATATCTACAAATAGAACCTGATTTTATTCAAACCTCCGAAACTCACGAAGACGGTTCACGCACAAGCGGGATAATCCGCAGATTTGAAACTAAAACTAGACAGGTACAAGACGGAACCGAAGAAGTTAAAATTGGAACTGAACAAGTACAGATTGGAACTGAACAAGTATCAATTGGTTTTGATGAAGAAGATGTTGAATTGTTTGAAACTATCCCTATTTTCGAAACTCAAGACGTATTTGAAACTCAAACTAAATTTGTTGATGAAGAATATTCGCCTTGGGATGAACTTGACCCTGAATTGGTTACTTGGTTGATTATGTCCGACTATCTTGCAGAGGAAGAAGACGCAGCTGCACTTGCAGAATTTAAAGCAACTCGTGAAACCTCGATACAAAATAAAGTGGTTAATGCCAACGGCCACTTATTTCACGCTGATACTTGGAGTAAAACCCAAATGAGCGAAGCCATTGCAGTATTGTGGGAGGATGGTGCTTTAGATACAGATACGGTTCAGTGGTCTTTATATGGTACCCCATCGGGCTTTATGACTAATGTAACGCTTGCAGATTTAAAACTGGCAAGAAAACTAGCGCAAATTCATATGTCGGCAGTCTGGGGCGTTTAAAAAATAAAATTTATTTGGTGTGTTACGCTTTAAATTCTAATACATTAGTGACTAATTACCTGAATGAATGAAACTACATCAATTCAGGTAATTTCACTCAAATCAAAATGATTTTTGGTACATTTTGTATCATATAAAGAGGTACATAAAATGAAGTTTCCATCTTACACAACATTTACCGATAAAGTCCCTTATGGTGACAGTTACGGTCCGTTCATCCGCATTAATCCAAAATATAAATATCATATAGATTTAGCTATACACGAACACGAGCATGTACGGCAGTGGTACCAATTAACTTTTTTACTTTACTTTATTGTGTGCTTAATGGGCGCTGTATTTTTACCATCATTATTGACGAGTTTCGTTATACATAGTTGTGTGTTTTTTCTCTGCTCTACAGTAGATGGATTTGTTTACACACACAACACTGCATACAGGCAGTACAAAGAAGTCAAAGCATTCGCTAAACAAATTAAGTTTTTGTGCGAGGAAAATAAATCTAATTCCTCTCAAAAAATTGCGTATATAGCCAAGTACGCTAATGTGCTATCAATTGCCTATAATCTAAATATTACATATGATACCGCACATTACCTTATTAGTAAAGAGATGTAAATCAGAATTAATTAGTGGGTTTATGTCTACTAAATTAATCACTATATATATATCCACAAAAGGAGATTTTTTAAAAAAAATGCCAAATATACAGTGACTTGTTTAATTAACACATCAGAAGCTAGAACAGAAACTGCTTCTATATTATTACATATATTATAAAAATAAATATTAACCACATGGATGTGGTTATAAATTATTTGGAGGACATCCATGTCAACAAAAGGATTATTTATACCTTTATCGGTAATAAAAGGCGACACATTAGATGTTGCCTTCGATATATCACTAAACTCAGCCCTAATTAGCCCTGCAGATATTACCATAGAAGGGCAATTTGTATTGGATGTAGATGATACATTCGCTGAATCATTTACCTTCATAAACTCAGAGAATGACACAAACAAAATCCACGCGATAGTAGACTCAAGTGTAACACAGAACTTAGAGGTGGGTGAATATACATATCAGATACGTTTTGAGCATGTGACTGATCTGTCAGACTCAAATAATACGGTAGGATATAAAACAACCATTCTCTATGGATCACTCACTGTATTATTTTCTCCAATACAATAACTAACACACCATTTGGGAATCTAATGAAATTATCAGTAAGTATTCAAAGTAAAGTAAAATCCAAAAAAAATAACAATTACGTAATACGCGTATTTCAAAATATTCCCCACGTAAGGCGTGTTGGGTAAAAAAAGGAATCATAATGTCAAAGAGTGTAAAATACACAGGTGGTAGAAAATTCGAAAAGGGGGTTGGTGGTCAACGCCGTAAATTTTTTAAATTAATAACAGAGCTTGATACCACAATCCAATTTGGTGGTGTTGATAGCTTTAAATTTCCTGTAATAGGTGGAGAAAATTTCTCTCGCAGCATAGGAATGAACACAGAAATAAACGTCGAATCCATTGGTGATTATGTAGTATTTACTGATTTGCATCTTGGTTCTGATTATTCATTTTTAATATTAGAAAGATTTATTAAGCTAAATAGTACTGCAGGTTCTCATTACCGATTAGGTACACCATGGGTTGCCGCTGCTGACTACTCAATTAGTTTCTATGTATATTTTATCGGTGATGAAATTAGAGTTTGGGGTAATCTTTCAAACTACGATGGGAGACTAACGATAAATCCAGACGGCTCTATAAATTGGAGACCCACATCTCTAAGTGATGCGGGTATAGATTCCTTAGCAGGATCAGTTCTAGTAGATAAGTTTTCTTTTATCAGAGTAAGGAGAATTGGAGCTACTGGCCAAATCTTTATTAACGGTTATGAAGTTTCAATTGAAACTGTACTTACCACTGCATTAAATGTGGAGGGGATAGGGCTACAAAGTGGCTCGGTTTCGGGTGGCCTGATATCTAGACCTAGCTTTATAGACCTAACTACTCCGGCTAACACTTTAGAATTCAAGCTCAATGAGTTGACTAAAGAGTATGAACTACCTGTTGGTAACGTGTTCGGTAGTGAACTAGCCATTAACGGTAACTTTTTTACAAATATTAATAACTGGGATGAGGGATCTTCAACTGCATCTTGGGATAATGGAACAATAGAAATTATTTCAGCTGGGTCAGGCAGGGGTTCACATCAAGTATTTACAACAGAAATAGGTAAAAGGTATCTTATAACTGGTAAATCTACAATTGCATCTACTGCTCATTTAATTAGAGTAGGTGACGGAGCATACGCAGATGCAGGCATAGCCGACTCATTTGAGACATCAGTACCATCTGAGCATTTCGTATCATTTGTAGCTATTAGCACAACAAGTTACGTGTATTTACGGTGTAGTGTTGCAGGGACAATTAACTGGGATGATATTTCAGTTAAATCAGTAACTAACATCTTAACCTACCAAAACATAGACGTAGAAGACCGTGATACTTACACCTCAGCTACTGGCTTGCATATTGGTAGCGATTTGTTTACTCAAGATTTATGGGAGAATCCACAGAACTCACCCGACGACATATGGAGCTTTGCAGATAATAAGTGGTCGATGGTAGGTGACGGAAGTTTCTCGTCTTTGCAGCTTTTGTATGGAGGCAACCAACCTAGGTTTTCTAGACTTGAAGGTGTTGTTGAAGCTTTGAGTGGTACGGGGACTGGGCTTACGGCTTTTGCAACAGGCACGGATAGTGCGAGAATAGAATCTGCTGGGCCATTCATCATAGATGCTGAATTGGCAGTAGACGGCAACCAGCAATTTAAGCGGTTTACTGGATACGTGGACACAACCTTAAGTAAGCCTTCGTTTAAAGAGTTAATTCATAAAGCATCTCAAATAACTGACTTGTTCGATGAAACTGTGGTAATGTTTCACTTTGACTCTACTGCTAACTCTCATGCTTTATTAGGTAAGCCTTTCGTTGCTCTTGCTGATTTCGAGTTCAGCTGCTATGTATCCTCAACACATTTAACAAGTGATATGGCATTAAATGACGAAGATATAGCATTCGCCCCCGCCAATAGTGTCTTAGTATATATTGATAACCCAGATGGACTTCAATTTCTAGTTAGCGATGGAGCAGGTAGTTTCTTCCGTAAGATTTTCGGCGGACAAGCGGGAATACTAGACGGAAAACTCAACTTAGTTAGTATTAAGCGAGTTGGTGGTGTGATTACTGCTAGATTAAACGGTACGCCACTAGGCACAACCACAACAATAAACGACGCGCTAACGTTTAGTGGTGAAATTGGAGGTGGTCACGGTAGGAAATTCAACGGCATGCTATCAAGACCCAATCTAATAGACCTAACTACTCCGGCTAACACTTTAGAATTCAAGCTCAATGAGTTGACTAAAGAGTATGAACTACCTGTTGGTAACGTGTTCGGTAGTGAATTGTGGGCTAATCCTCCTACGACAATCCAAACAGGTTGGTCAGACAATGGCGATGGAAGTTATACACACACTGGTGGAAGTTCTGAGCTGAGAATCACTACAGGTAGCCCTCTTACACCGTCTACAACATATGAATACGCAATTGTTGTTAGTGGCTCAGGGGCGGTTCAATTGCAGTTAGGAGGCGCAACATCTGATGGTAATAATATAAGTCCATCAATGTTTGCTGGTACTTACAAAGGGGTGCTTAAGACAAACAGCTCAATCGCATACAATGCAATTCGGGTTGTGAGTTCGTCGGAAAATACAGTGGCAAGTATATCGCTACGTGAAGTAACCAACTACATAACATACGAAAACATAGCCCTAGAAGACCGTGATACAAACACATTAATCGATGGCGTCTATGTTGGCAGTGAAGAAATTACGAATAACACATTTGATAGTGCTGTAGACTGGTCACCAGCTAGAACCCCCACAGAACCTACAATTATTAGTGCTGTGAATAATAAACTCAGAGCTACCGCAAAAAACACAGACACATTTGGCTCAGTATCCGCACTTCAAAATATGATAATTGGTAGTGAGTATTCGATATTAATGAGCGCAGCTAGTAACAATCCAGCTGCCGAAGTCAGGCTAAGGGTAGCTCCTTCTTCGCAATTAGGCGTAGAGCTTGCTATTAATACCTCGTCTTCTGGGTCTCATTCAGTAGATAGTACTTTTGTAGCTACTGCAACTACGATGTATGTAGGCACTATTGTTACAGGGCAAGATCCAGATGATTACGTCGATATCGATGCAGGTATCTCAATCAAATCTAACACAATAGTAGCAACACAAAACTAATGAAGGAGTAATATAATGAACACACCAAAGTACTTCGTATATGATACAAATCATGCACCAGAAGAGCTAAAAAACCTGCATAAATACGCTGCTGTTTATGGAACAATAACGTTATTTATTACAGGTGCTACGGAACCTTCGGGTATAGTAGATTTAGCATCAATGGGGTTTAATTACCCCTTTGATGCAGAAAATACAGGTTTGACTGCAGAGCAACTTGACGCAATGGTTGATGAGTTGCTAGCAGACACGCCACCGCCGACGTCGGACGAAGTGTGGATTAGTAAAGCTCAAGCTAATTACATAAGAAAAACAAGGTTTCCAGATACGGAAGAAATAATCTAACATAAAAACAATGAGGAATATACAACAATGAGTACTAGTAATGAGTACACTGGGAATAAACTATTTGGTCACCCAAATAGTGGCAAACGTCGTTCATTTTTTTATGTGGTGATGTTATCTGGTACTGGGACAGTAGAGTTTGGTGATGGTGGAGGATTAATTCCTCTCGGGATTAATGGTGAATATCAAACGATAGATGGTGCCAATACTACAATTGAAGTGGTAACCACCGGAACATATGTAGTTCATTCAGATAACCACGAAACCTAAAATATTTATTTTTTTATATATAAATAGGAAACACAAAATAATGAGTACTAGTAATGAGTACACCGGAAATAAGCTATTTGGTCACCCAAATAGTGGTAAACGCCGTTCATTTTTTTATGTAGTGATGATATCTGGTACGGGGACAATAGAGTTTGGTGATGGCGGCGGATTAATTCCGCTTTCATCATCGGGTATTTATTTTTCTGCAAAAGGTGCCAATACTACAATTGAAGTGGTTACTACAGGTACATACATAGTTCATTCAGATAACCACGATGGTCCATCAGTTGACACAATCCCACTATTTAACGAAAGTGGAGTTTTAACATGTAACGGCACATTGTCGTTTTCAGAAACAATCCCATGTGGAGTATAATAAATTATGCCAATTGAAGATATAGTATGTAATGTAACTGAAGGCGGTGATATTGCAACTATAATTAACCAAATCAAAACTTTAGCGGAGAGTATTCACCAAGTATATTGGTTTTATTCTAATGACACTGCGACCAATCCAGCAGACGGTGGAACTAAAATAACTCACGTCGCTGGATCAAACACAACCTTTTTGACCAACAATTCTGAAGGCTCAAGGACTTACTCATATAATCCTAGGGGGAAAGATGATATATGGAATCCAGTAACTAACTCTTTTAATTTTAGTAGCTTAAAACTTAATGACATTGTTAATTTTAGAGTTGATTTAGTTGTTGATCACGCGGCGGCACAAGAACTTAATTTAGTAATTGATTTAGCAGAAGGTTCGATTTCGCCGTATACGTTAAATCTTACACATGATTACTATGTGACTGCAACAAACGATGTGACAGTAACTGCATTTTTTGAACTGCCTATGATTTCACAAGATACTGTTAATAACAGTGCAAGACTTAGGCTTAAATCAGCTGGAGCTGCAACTATTGTGGTTGAGGGTTTTTACTATAAAGTTATATCAGTCGAGTAGAATTAAAAAATAGAGTCAGATATATTTGATTCATCACCATAACACATGAGTAAATATACTCGTTTACATTGGGAATAATAATGTTTAATAAAGACGGCCAAACCAAAGCAATCATTGCAACATGTTTAGTGACTTGGCTCATTTCATTCGGTTCTGCGTGGATGGCATATTCCAACACCATAACAGAAATGAAGACAAATCAAATGATGTTAATCGAAGATAATAAAACTTTACATAATAAACTAAACATTATCGAAGAAAAAGTAGAAAAGAACACAAGAGAAGGTGCTGTTACTAACTCTGTAATAAATCGCCTTAATTTAACACTAACAAAAATTGACACGAGTCTCGATAAGATCGTAAGAGTTACAACAGTCAATACGGTACGTCTGGACGCATTGTTAAAACAAGAGAAATAACAAATGTTAAAAAACGAAAAAGCACAAGCAATTCATAGGTGTCTAAACACTATTCTTATGATATTGGTAGTCTATATCGGTTTTAGTTCAATAAAGCCACTCATCGATGATATTAGTGGCCTTAAAGCCGAACGAGTCACCAAGTCAGAGATAGCACAGATAGTCATGGACGAAGGCTATCGTTCCAAGCCATATAAAGACTCTCTTGGTAAACTGACCGTAGGTTTTGGGCACCTAATTAAGGAAGGTGAGACATTCCATGATTTGACGCCACACAAAGCAGTTGAGATATTACGCCATGATTATGCATTAGCACAGGAAAGCGTAAGTAGATTGCATCCGTGGGCTGAAGGTGAAGTCAGATTAGTTTTAATTAACATGACATATCAGCTCGGAAATAGTGGTTTGTTGGAATTTAAGAAAACTATATCTAATCTAAAATCTAAGCAATATGATTTATCTGCTGGCGAAATGCTAACGTCACGTTGGGCAATGCAGACACCATCTCGGGCATCCAGATTAGCTGGGCGTATAATGGCCATAGAATGAGAAATTACATAAAGACAATTGCACTCATTCTGTCATTAGGATTTAGTGGGTGCGCAGCACTGGACCCTCTATCTATACTTAAAGAGAAACCCTCACTTGAAGTAAATGCTAATGTTGGTAAGAATGTCAAGCAAGAAAAATCCGTAGTTTCTGTAGACCAAGGTGCAACTAGTCAGACAGCTGATGAGATATCTAATGATACGTCATACACTGCAGATACAGTAACACAAATAACTGAAAATATCCCAATGGAGTATTTGCTGATTATGGTGTTACTTGGGGGTTGGTGTATACCTAGCCCAAAAGAAACTTACACAGGCGCTAAGTGGCTAATTACTGACATTTTTAAGTCTACTGTATATATCCCAACCAAAGGCATAGCTAATTTCATTCTTGCTCTATTTGGTAGAGAAAAACTATAGTTTTGACTATTACTAGAACCAAAAAACCCCTCTTATGAGGGGTTTTTTTTTCTTCGGCACTGATTTCTTTTATTTATATATTAATTATTTTTTATCTGGGGAAGGGAGTGATTCAATCCACAACTTAGCTTCTTTGATTTCCGCTTCTGCTGCTTCAGTAATTACACCTTCATCTGAAGTTAATTCATCTTGGATTGATTTGGCTTTATTGATTGCGGCATACATGGCATCTGTTCCAATTTGCACAACGTTCATACTTTTAATTATTTTTTGTTTATTTTGCTCGACCGCATTATCTAACTCAATGCGAACTTTAACCAACGTAGCTACGATATCACTTACTTTACTTTTTTTCTTGAACATACTCATCTGTCTCTTCCTCTTTTTGTTAGCGCCACCATTATTGATAAACGCTTTACTATAAAATTAATCAGTGTATTGGTACCCATATGCATTAAGTAACGACTGTAAATCCCCTATCGCACCCAAATCCCTGTATTTCTGGACTAACTCAAAATATTGCAAATGCAAAGATTCTATTTCTATCTGCTTCGGTGTCTTGTCTTCCCAGATAGCAGTTAATTTCTGCCCAAATAAAAATTTAGAGAGGGGTGCTTCGCCGTTTGGTTTGTATACACCAACAATATCAAATCTTTCATGTGATATATTTTTTAAATTATCCGAGTACTCGGATAATCTCCCGAAATTAGAATCTTCGCCGCATATAATATCCCCCAGAACAATTTTAAATTTTCCATTTCTTTGTTTGACAAACATCCCAGTTTCTAGTGCAGATTTATTAAACATGTGTTTTCCTTTATTAATTAGAACTAAATCTTTTTTTCTGCACCAAGTTCGTCTAATCGACCACTGTACAACAACAAATTCATCGTTATCGTCACTTACGACCAATCCTTTTTCCATTTTCTTGTGTTGTATCTCATGGATTTTTGTTTGGATATTCCGAAAGAATACGGTATCGCCAGTTTCGATTATATTCATGACACTGAATCATTGAGTAATTTTACGGCAGCACTAAATGAATCTAACTTTTTATATTCTTGTATAAGTCCACTCATTCTACCATTTAAATCATCCAATTCTAGTTGCCTCGGTGTTTTTTCTTGTCTTTCCCATAATAGAAATAGCCCGTTACCAGCCAAATAATCCGTTATTGTGCTGTGATAATCTGTTTTATATACTGCCATAATATCACTGCTGGACATTCTATTACTTTTACATTTCATATTATTATCAAGTGAAGATAACGACAAATAATGCTTTAGGCCAGCTAGACATTCACCCATTACAATTTTGTAATCACCACTTCTTTGTCTAACGACCATGCGATCTTCTAAATTTATTAACTGCATTTTCTTTCCTATTTAGTAAATTAAGATTGTGGTTATTATGAGCTATTATTCTGTGGAGTCAAGTCTTAAATCATCATTAATTATTATTTTTATTTTTGGTACCTATGCTCAATGCATCCTTAACGTATTTAATGAACAGACCACTAGATGTCGTGGCTTCTTTAATTTGTTTTTCTAACTCTTCTCGCTTAGCTCGCTCCCGATTTAGACTGTTCTGTAATTCTTTAATGATTGGTTTGTCATCAATTAATCTAATACGCCTTACGTACCTCTGATGATCATTATTAATTTGATCATCGAATACGTCGAGTGCAGCTACCATAACTCTAAATGCACCACTATGCCCTCTGTGTTTTGTTAGCTCCATTAATTTATGTTTAAATATATAACAATCTTCTCTTAACGAATAATATAATTTAGTTTTAGCATCACGTTCTTTCTTTAGTAATTCTTTGTCCATCATTTTATCCTTTATTAATTAATAAATCCATAGCCAAATGCAAGATAAGTCATTAATTTATGCCTGATGGCCTCTTCTGATGCAGTGCGTGGTAGTTCAATTGGAGGAAAAAGTTTCCTATCAATTTGATAAGCCAGAACCTCATCGCGTCGTAGATTAAATTCTCTGGCCTTCATTTTCTTTAGTTGAGAGTTTGTCATTAGTCAAAAACAAATTTAAGGACACATACTTTTCTATTACGATTACGTAACCCAAAACGCCCCCGTTTACTATTTAGTTTCGGGGTATATCTAATCCACGTTATTGTTACATTCGTTATTGTGCCATATCTAGAGTAGTTAATATTACTCAGTCCCATAGGCGATACTTTCTCAATGGTTTCGCACATTTTATTATTCATTTAGTTCTGCCAACACTTTTTGTGTATGTTCTAAACAATGCTTGGCTAATGATAAACGAAGATTACCCCATATAGTTCTTCTATCATGCTTTAAATCATTTTCGTGATAATTTAACCAATCCCCTTCAATAGGAAAAGTCGAATTCGAATCATCCCTGAATTGTGACCAACTCCCAAATACATCAGTCCAGTAAAAGTAAACAGTGCTTTCCTCAAAGTCAAGTAACACATTATCACATAATCCACGTGAGTTGTCATTACAAGAACCGTCTTTGATGTAACGTTCAAGCATTGCCACTTGTTCTAATAATTGTGCCTTTATATCCATTGTCACTCTCCGTTTTAATAATTGTGCCATTGTATTTCCCGTATCTAGTTGTTTATTTGAGTGAGTACATATTAACCAAAAACATATTGTATGTCAATAATTAATAGAAAATAAAAAGGCACCCAATTGGGTGCCTTTTTTTTAAAAACCGCTAAGTGTTCGTATCCATCTGCCTCGTCTATCCAAGACCATGGGTATTAACCTAGGTATTGAATCGATGATGACGGAACAGCCCAAAATTGGTCTTTTTGGGAACAATTTACCATACGCAAACGCCATGGCATCGGGGTCAATCAAACAACCAGATATGATAGTCCAGTATAGCGCATTGGTAGATTTACGGTATTGTATTTCAAATTTACCGTGTTCATGTCCCTCTACGATACTAGCCCTTTCATGCCCTGCGTTAATCAGAGTATCACCAGCAGATTGATGTTGAAAAATAACATCTTCGCCGTTCGGTAATACTGCTCTATGTCGACCTTTCCAGTCCCAACCTTGGCCACTTCCATCCGGAAAAATTATTTCTCTATATGATTTTATGTACTGAGCTGGTATACCAAATTTAAATGCTCTACGATAAATTAGGCTGCCGTGGTTACTGTGACATATATCCATAATTGGAAATTCTTCTTCGAGTGATTGTAGCCACTCTCTAGCCCTAACCAGCTCAACACCAGCTGAGTCTAGGTTAGGATCTGAGTCATGCATCGATAATCCGTGTCCGTCCGTCTCATCTCCCAAATTTACTATTCTTGTAGGCTCAATTTCTTTTTTGACTGCCATCAAGAAATCTAGTGCATCTGGGTGCTGGTACGGTGCATGCTGGTCTGGTATATTAAGTATTCTTGTGTCATCATAAGTAACTACTGTTGTCCGGTCATCGTCCGATTGACTCGGTGTACGTAATTTCACTTCTTCTAACTGAATTTTCTTATCTAATTTACCAGATCCCGAATATGGCGTCCCATCTTTTTTTGTTATCTCAGTCAGTTGACGTCTCCAATAGCGCATCAACTGTTTTGATATTTTCCCACGACCTAATTCGGATAACTTTCTTCCGGCGGCCCCATCACTTTTTGTTGCTGCTATGGAGTCCAGAATTTCATCATCTTTAAAAAGTTTTCGAAGTTTAGCCATTATTTTTTCCTAATGTTAAATGTTACGGGGTGATCATTCCCCATTATTAAACCTATTCATATTACGCATGGCTTCATAATATGACATATACCGTAAATTTCCGGTAGTTATCCATTCCCTCCTTAAAACAACACGGTGCATGCATGCATACATACACCTAATTTATCAAGAGCTTAATTAGGAACGACTGTTATTTTTTTCGTCGACTAAATCTTCAATTACCCCAACTAAATGCATAGCTCGCATACTTTCAAAAATTTGTTTATCTAATATTACAACATCAAAATGATTTTCTAGTTCCGTAACTATATTTAATATATCAATCTCATCGGCACCCAAGTCATCAACTATTTGTTGTTCTGGATTAAAGCTAGGTGCGATATACAGAACGTCCGAGATTATTGATAGCACTGCTGTTTTTATTGACATGATTATTCCTCCAAATTTCTATAAGCTTCTTCAGCTTTGATTATTTTATCTAAGTCATCAGCAACCGACTTATCCGTCCTAAACTCAGTTACACGCGGTAAGAACAACGACCAAGTCCCCCTGCCTTCGACCATCGTTCGTGCATTATACAAACACTCGACTATAGTTGCTATTAGTTTGTCTGGGTCATCCATGAATCTAACATCGTCCGTTAGACCACTACCGACATTAAACACTATCTGCCCACAAGATGACTTACATTCTAGGCCACCAATAGCATTTTCGTACTTTGTGCCTTTCTTTCCATAATACCAACCAGTAATCTCGAAGTCACCCTCTAATAATTCTTTGAATTTGAAGCCATTAACTTCTCGGCAGCTATCGCTATCACCACACGTCCATAAACTGCTTCTGTCCTTTAAAATTGTACCTTCTTTGCCTGATTTAACTAGCTCACGATAATGATCTTTTGCTTCCTTCAGTGAGTATACAAATTTACTATCCGTTAATATTATACTTTCTTCTGGGTAACCATTAAGAAATAGACGAGCAAGTTCTTTTTTTAGCATATCAAAACGTTCTTCGTACACCATTGGTTCTTCGTCATGTAAGATTAAGTCCCAAACTACATATCTAACCCTAGCTAATTCATCTTTAGATGCAGACCCTGCCGCTACTTTAGCTACAATGCCATTGCCAGTGGTTCGTGGCAAAATATCGCCATTTTCGTCTAATACTACTAGCTCACCATCTAGGTCAAAGTCTCCGGCAATTTTAAATTGCTTAGCCATTTCGGTAATCTGGTCAACTTGACCGTTTGGTATCCCATTACGTGAGCGAGATACAAACGAACGATTTCTACATGTTAATATACTACGTTTGCCATCAGACTTTAATTGACTAAATGCACCCACTTTAAAGTTGATGGACTTCTTTACCTTTTTTTCATTGAATGAGGCCATCAGCGCATAACTCATGTCAGGTAGGAATCCTTGGCCCCACACCTTACGGAAACTTTTAAGGCCGAGGCCGCAACGTAAATCTCTTCTGATGATTAGGTCCATGACTGTCTTATTTTCATGAGATAGACCAGCCTTAATTTTACCGAGCATTCTCTTATCTTCGCTGTTTGCGCTACCCTTTTCGTTTAGATATCTAAGGTATTTTAGCACGTCAGTCAGTGCATAGTTCTTCGTGGTTACATCATCAAATATACTGCCAGCAAAACTACATGGCTCTTCTATGATGTTGGATACATGGTAACTTCTCATATTGTCATATGTATAAATGACAATTTCCATTAATGCTTTACTTTGTAGTGTGCTTAGCTCTTCGCGCAATATAAGTAATTTATTATTTGCGCCCTTGGCGGCAGTTAAACTTTTTATTGCTTCATAAACAAGTGACATTAGTGTAACTCCACTATTTGTATTTCATTGCTGGAGATAGGCATTGGTCTTTCTTTATATATGCCACACCCAGTAGACTTACAATCTCGAACTTGTTGTCTCCATGTACCCACTGCATCTAAATCACCCACATCGTATATACAGGCCTTGCATTGAGCATCGACAGCTTTGCGGCGACTAGAAAGAATTTCATGTCTATCCCCAATTGGTAACGGACGGACTTTGTACAATTCACACTTACTGCCACAACACCCTTTGATTTGCTGTCTCCAGCTACCGTCAGACGATTGGTCATATGTGCAGTTCTTGCATTCTTGTTCTATTGCAGTCTTTAGACTCATTGTGTATTCCTACTATGTTGTTTATTTCGATGGGGTGAGTATACATAATATATTTATCATGTAAAGTATAACCCACAAATTAATCTGCTTTTTTGATTTTCTTCTTTGTTAATTGTGCAATAAACGGATGAGTCTTCATCGAGGTCACTATCGCAAGTGGTCCAGCAATAATAAAAACATACCAAGCTATTGTGCCAATTGATTCTAAACCCATATCGGCAATCAATGAAGTTAAGTAAAACTGCGAGATTCCAATTAGGGTAGAACCTATCGCCGCACCGATGTAGTTATTGTCTCGAACCATTAATGACTGCAATCCTAACACATAAATCATCAAAAATTGACCGACGAACAATGTAAATATTTCCATTATTTTATCCTATAAATTTATGACAACGATGAAACTTCATCGTTGGCCATTGATATTAATTCTGTAAGGTCAGCTTCAAGTAGCATTAATTCTTTATCATCATGCTCGTGACCTTCTATGGTGACCACTGCAATAGATACGGTCTCACATAATCCTTCAACTAACTTAGTGAGAACATCTACCTTATGCTTATATTCTTTATTTTCTTTTTGGAGTGCAGCAACGCGATCCCGCAATGTAGATCGGGGGTAACCACCATTCCCAGATAAAAAAATAGGCTCATACTTGGCCATCATTATTTCCTTCAATATAATCAGCTACCCACCCCAAAGAATTTATCCTAAGTTTTTCTATGAATTGGACTTGAAAACTAATACTGACCTTGTCTGCCTTATCATGTGTCGCCTGTAAACGAGATAATATACCAACTTGGTACTCCGTTAGTTCCGTACCCCAAATACCTTTTTTGTATATAGCAGTCACGCCACTATTTGTTTCTAGATCTGCCAATCTAGCACTCTCGTCATCCATCATGAAACCCACTGGACAACATGTACCACCATCACCTCTATATGAACATTTTATAGTAGTTGCACCGTCAGCTGAAGTGCTCACTCTCTTACTTTGTTTGTTTTGGATAAACAACTTATCAGCTGCATCAGTAATCATTTTTTTGAATTGGTCTTTTTCCATCATAATGTTATCTCTTCTGTTGGTATTTCGGGTAAGTCTACCCATGTTGACACGTCATGGTGTTCAATGCAAAGTGTATCCGAAAACGGTTCCCGCCAATACAAAAACGGCATAAAGTTTTCTTCAAATGTTGGGGACTCAAGATCAACCTGAAGCACTATCCATTCTCCTCGAAAAAAACACAATTTTCGTTCGCCTTCTGCTGGCATCGCCTTGACGACAAGAGGAGTATTGCATAAATCATCATCTAATGCATCTATTAATTCAATTAACGGAAATCTATCCAATCTTGCCAGCTTTGATTATTTTATCTACCCTTGACTCATGTACCATGTATGTAATTTTTTTACAGCCAGATGCTGGCACTCCAATTTCTAATCTATACCACTCACCGAATTTATGCGCAACCCGTTCCAATGTCTTACCATCCGTTGCCCACAAGCTCTTGTAAACCCAAATAGTCACCATCTCTGGTAATGAGTCCCAATCAACTGTTTCTGTAGTACCAGATGTACCAGATGCCGCTTCTATAGTACCAGATTCTATAGTACCAGATGCCGCTATATCCTCTTGTTCTTCGCCTACGCGCAGACATGTACCAAAATAACCAGTATTGATATATAAGTAGGAGTGTACAAACAATTCATCATTATAGTAAAATGTGGTAATTAATGTATTGTGTGGTGTTAGTGTTTGTGATTCTGCGCGTAACTCAAGTAAGTTAATGTTCGCGCCTAATTTTACGGCCAAATCTGAAGCGATTTTTAATTTATTTTGCATGTTAATAATTCTCTAATTCAGTAAAGTAAATAAAAGATAATGAATTTCCCACAACAACAGTTCTTTTTCCGTAATGAAACCTAAACGAAATCAAATCACAATCATCAAAATTCTCAGATATCGTCTGCTGGTCCATTTCCATACCCACATGGATATTTTTAAATTTTTCGCAATCACTGTTTTTTATTTTAGTTACGGCATATTGTCTCATTATCTGGGTCTTCCTTTCGAACTGCTTCGGGACAACCCCTTAGCTCAGGTGCATATTACACTACTGAACTAAGATGTAAAGGATTGATTATACTAATAATCCTTTTGGCTCAGACTCAATAAAATCGGCAATTTCTGAGAATGTTTTACCCTCACTATCATTCATATGTGCCAGTGAGATATGTTTTGAGCTATTTGGCGAGACAATCGTTATATCCCCTGATGATGTCAATAGACCAACCCACGTCTGTACTTTTTCATGCCTACTTAAATTACCTCCCATAATATTACCAGATGTTCTCCGGTCTATAATATCCCCCGTTTCCTTTTCGTAGACCTCACACATGACACCTAAACAGCAGTGACCACTAGAATTTTGAAGTGCTTCCTTAGTTTGTTTATATTCACCGGAACGTAAGGCAACTAAAACCTTTTTCATGTTTTCGTTTATCATACTAATAATCCTTCTGGCTCAGTTTCGATGAAGTCAGCGATTTCTGAGAATGTTTTACCCTCAATATCATTTAGCTGCACTAAGCTAAATTTAAATTGACTTTCTCCGGTGCAATGCTGGAGTCCCGCCCACTCTTGTACATCATTATGCTCATTAAGGCTGACCCCGTATATGTGACCTGTGTCATCAAACGTTCTGAGAGTACTGCCCGTCTCTTTCGCGAAGACATCACACATGACACCTAAACAACAATGCCCTTGCCCATCTTGTAACGATTCTTGAGTTTGTTTATATTCACCGGAACGTAAGGCAACTAAAACCTTTTTCATGTTTTCGTTTATCATAATAATAAACCTTCTGGCTCAGATTCGATGTGATCAGCGATATGCAAGAAATTGTAATTGCTGCTGTCATTTAATTGGGTCAGGTCTCTGGTAATAGGATCTTTATCAGCAGCATACCTTTTCATTCGATGATCACCTTCAGAAGTTCTAAGACCAACCCACTCCTGTACTTTATCTTGGTCGTCGAGGTCTCCCCCAATAATAAAACCTGTTGTGTCACGGTCAAGTGTATTTCCTGTTTCCTTTTCGTAAACTTCACACATAACACCTAAACAACAGTGACCTTCAGTGTTATGTAACATAAGCTTAGTTTGTTTATATTCATCGGAACGTAAGGCAACTAAAACCTTTTTCATGTTTTCGTTTATCATAATAATAAACCTTCTGGCTCAGATTCAATGAAATCAGCAATTTCTAGGAATGTTTTGTTTGAGTGATCATTCATCATAGTTAAGTCCTGCGCATTCAGCTCATTGGTGTCTAAAAAAACTTCACCTATAAATGTCCTAAGTCCGACCCAATTTTGTACATGTTCTTGGTCTCTAAGGTCCGATCCTTTTATTATTCCAAGAGTATCACGGTCAAGTGTATTTCCTGTTTCCTTTTCGTAAACTTCACACATAACACCCAAACAACAATACCCACTAATATTCTGTAAATTAAGCTTAGATTGATTATATTCACCGGAACGTAAGGCAACCAAAACCTTTTTCATGTTTTCGTTTATCATAATTACCTCTCACCTGAAAGTTTATGTGCTAACCCAATATGGGCATATTGCATCATTAATATATCACGAGCACAATCATGAGTTTCCATATGCTTCATAAATTTATCGTCATATGGAAACTCTTTAATATAACCGCGACCTTCGTGCTCATCATCCCAATAAGGTACAACAGCATCTATCTCAGTGCGAACGTCTCTTACATTCCACCATGGGTAGTTAGCCTCCCAACCAAACTGCTGGTATATATTGTCAAAAATTGGAGGATCAAAATTGTTACCACGAGTCCAAACCTTTTCCCCGCAATTAGCTACATATTTATTATCAGCCAGCCACTTTGTCAGAATTTGATTAAAAAATCTAATTGAAACATCTTGTGGTGATGGCATGATAACTTTTTTGTATGCCTCTGCATTTTCTTCAGATTTCCACCACTCTATGGTTTCCTTTGAGAATGTTCTATTGAGTGTAGATAATTGTTCTTTTAAGTCAAACTTAATTCTCAATGCACCCGACACCAATTCATCAAATGTCTTTAATTCTTCTGGTCTAAAGAGAATAAAAGCTACTGATGCCACCGCCGACGTCGGTTTAGTGTCGACCGTTTCAAAGTCATAAATAATGTGTTGTGGACTATCTTTCATATGTACCTCAGTTATTTAAAATCGTATTCTAGCAGAATATAGACTTAATGTATTTGATGATTTTACTAAAGAAAATATGCACTTTAGTTTTCGGTCCACGTAAATCTTTTATTGGTGCATCAAAAGATTTTACTCCAGATGGATTAAATAACTCTTGTGTGTTACCTGCAATCAAACCTTGGTTACTGAGATTTGATTTAAGATTTATTATTTGAAGCACGTATTCCCGTTCCGTTGCATGATAACTATTGGTGTAAGACTCAAAATTAAAACATTTTGATCTTGTGTAGTCAATAGCGGCATCAAATCTTCCAGTTATTGGCGCGAGTTTACAACCACCCAATCCATAATGAGCTTGTCTAATTCGATATAATGTAGCTATTCGCTTCTTGTCACTTTCTCTGAAATCCCCACTCAGTGCTCTTTCTATTCTTGGTAATATAGACTTCACTGCACCACCATTACCTTTTGTTTCAGGTAGCTTATTCGCAATACCCTGAAACTCTCTGGACGTAATATCACCGACACTAACTAACACCAATAACTTACGATAAAAATCAACTGTATATCTCATACTATCCCCTCGTTGTTTAAAATACCAGAAGATTATTCTTCTGGTATGTAACTAATTTTATTTACTGGCGCAACACACCTGAAATTTCTAACATACTTAATATAAATAAACAAACAAACACTGCGCAAATTCTACAGCTATCTAATAGTTTACTCTGTGTTTTATGTAATTCTTTTTCGACTACATCATAATTCTCACTAATGTCACTTATTTTATTAGATAAAAAACAGATTTTCTTGGATTTTTTGCAAACATTATCCTGTAAATCTGCAACCTCATCATTTAATTTTTGAAATATTGACAGTGGAACACCAAGCACATTTTCTAGTTCCGGTGACCAAATAATATAATGTTGTTGGCCATTTACAGAAAATGCTTTAGATTGACGTTGCTCAACAGTGAAGTCACAATGTAAAATTTGAGGATGAGCATTCTCTATCGACATTACGTTATCTTCGAATCCATTAAATCTTAAATCAAATCTATTACCATGAAATGCGTAATGCGTTTTCTTTATTTCAAGCAAAGTACACATGTTATCTGACATTATTTTCTCCCACAACATTTTTTATATTTTAATCCACGGCCACATGGACATGGTGCATTACGGCCTATTTTAGCCAACTCTCTTTTGTATGGCACTTTAGCTTTCTCAAAACCAATTTTATGGTAATAAAAATTATCGTAGCTCCTTGAGCTTGGCACTTTATTGGGATGACGTGAGTGGTTATGAAAATTGATATCATTTAACGGTGGTAGTTGGTCTTCGTGCCCAACATACAGTAAATCTCGCTCAGACAACTTATCTAGTTGAGTTTGTTTTGACACACACAATGGCCAAAAATCACTGAACCTGCATGAATTATTAATATCTTCTGCGCAGCTTTTACAATACCAAGCATTTGTTCCATTATTCCACATAATAGCATGAGGCTTTTGGCATTGCGTAACATTGCAGTGCCCGTCCATCTTACCCTTCAGTGAGTTTAGTTCAGCTTTTTTATACATAAGGTCGTGTCGGCTCATGCTACTAGTATATACTAAAAGTGCTTCTTCGACATCTTCTAGTGTTTTAATATCATCGTATGGTACAACTTCTCGGCCAAAATTAATCTTTAAGTCATTCATTATAAATTATCCAAAAATGCATGGTTTGACATCATCACCTGTTTATTATCCACGGTAATTTTACTATTCACGTATCTTCTGATATGTCTTAGTGATAAAGTCACGCCAATAAAATCACATATTTCTCTAATTTTATACACACAGTTTAGTTCAGAGAAATCGACAGTCATCATATTATCAGTCTTAATTGAATTTAAAACAGCATACTCGCTCTTAATGTAACTATAAGATTTGTGTGATGCGGGTAGCTCAAAATTTTTAGAGAGTGACATTAAAACATCATTTAGTGGTCTTGTTATGACAACAACAGGTGCGTTACCTACTAATTCTGCGTCAAATCCGCTCGGATATGTATCAGCTGACCCAATTACATCACATTTGTAGTGCATGCTCTTAGGGAGCGTTGGATTTGGCCATAGCCTACGTTTACTTAGCCTTTCATGAAAGCAATGTACTTTGTTGACTGTGAGTAGATGAGCAAACCACAATGACCTACATCGTGGCATACCTATAATATAAAAGTTTTTCATGATGTTATTCCCCCTAGTAAGACCAGTCAGCAAGAAATTGTTTCTTTGTGCGACCATTGAGCTTACCGATGAAAATGTAAGCATTACTTTCTTCATCGAATTCATAAACCGAGCCACTTTCAAATCTGTATTTATTTTTCATTCTAATCTCACTTGGGGTTGTTTTGTTTCAGAAAGGTAATTGTACCTAACTGAAACAAAATGTAAAGCCTTATTTATTATTTAAGTTGAGTTTGGAGCTGTGACATAATTAGAGCACGAATTTCTTTTAGTGTAGTGGTTTTAACCATTTTACCATCCAAAAATATAGTTTCCAATAAACCTTCTCTTTCGTGTTCCTCAGATACATCATCAAATTGGTGTATTACACCATTCTCATCGCGACCAACATACAACAAACCTTTCGCGGATTTCTTACTGCTATCACCTTTAGGGTCTTTAAATATAGCAACGCGACGGCCATCTTTAATCATACTAGTAGCTTTTACTGCAGAGCCATGTGTGTCGCGTGTCACGTGTTGATACGTGTAACTACCAATACCAAGGACAACCTTAGAAGCGAACCCCTTATCCATTAAACGCTGTAAGATTAGCTCTTGACGTTCTAATGTAATTGAGTCCCCATAAATTGCACCAATATGCTCATCTAAAAGCTTATAACCTTTATCAGTTAGTGTGCCACCAAATTGATTCCATAATGTTTCAATGAGGCCATCAATTTCAAATTGTGTTAGGGCTTTAGAATAATAATCTACTTCGCCATCATCATCAAGTGGGTAGAATTTACCGCGATAATCCATGCTCACTTCTTCGCTAGTATAACCAGTTAATACCTTGACCGGACAACCAGAGTCGGGGCGGATTATAAACGACCCATCACGTGCCATAATTGCTTCTTTTAATTTAGGTACAATATTGCACACAAAATTCTCAAAGTCCCAAGTGTCAGCAACTACCGAAAGAATACCGGAAGGTGAAGCTTTACTCATTAAATATTTACAGAACTCTTCTTCGCCTTCTTCGATCCAAGAACAAGTTACACTATGTTCTGTTGCATCAACTGATACACCAACTAACTCAGTTTCTAGGTTTGCGCCATAGAATTTCTCGGCTAATAAAACTGAACCCATGGTATCGGTACCAACTAAGCCAGATGCAAGATGCCCTAAACCAGAAAGGTATGCGCCATGTCGACCAAAAATCATACCGCGCATTGAAAAATCATGCCCCTGAAATTGACAGAATTCTTCATCTAATCCAGTGAGTCGAGCATATTTAATAAAAGTTTTTAGGTATGCAGTGGCTGTGGTGCATGAAGTAGATATACCAGAAACTTCACAGCTCAATACAGTTTCAATTGAGTTTGTTAACCACTGAAAATCAGATTTGGTTGATCGCACAGTAATGTTAGCAACACCATACGGAGTTATTGTGCCTTCTGGTAGTGTTTTAAGGCGAAGAGGAAGATAACCCAACTTATGTAGTTTACGTAGTCTTTCGTCGCTAAATGCTCGCCCTAACATAGCTCTAAATACACGAGCATGCTGCTCAATGGCCACATCTTCATCTAGGTTGAAGAAAGTATCATTAAACTCGCCAATTAAGAAATCCATACAGAATCTTTGTGCGCCAATATTAACTACACCACCAAGATTTATCTTAGTTGGTATATTACTTAAACGACCAGAGCGATTTATGTAATTTGCATAAACTTCTGAGACATCAGGGTGATATGCTAATGGGTGAAATGCCTTGTATGCATCTTTTGCTAATGTTGCTGGTACGACGTTACTCATAATTATTATTTCCTATTTCGATTATATTAAGAGACTTACGTGTGCCTTGGTCTCTGCTAATTGAGTCTGTTGTGAATATTTGGTTTATTGCCTTATTTTCGCCATTTACTGTATCGGTGCCACGAGAAAAGAACCCGTGTGTCACATACAAATCTACACTAAGTGCCCCAGCTTCCTTCATTATTTCTGCTAGACCAACGAATGTCCCACCACCATCGCATATATCATCTATGATAAGGCAATGTTTATCTTGGACATCACCACTAAATGTTATTTCTGACAATTCCCCAGTCTTTAAGTTTCTATGTTTTGACCCCTGCACAAATCCATCGAGTCCAAAACGTGTTGCGATTTTTTCTACTTTCTTTCTTGAGCCAGCATCCGGCGCAACTAGTGTATAAAATCCACCCATAATTCTATTAGATAGAACTTCATTAGAAGCAATGATACTTTCTGCACTAATAACTTTACAATTATCTATCAACGCCACCATCACATCACTGTGTGGGTCTGCGATAGTCACACTACTAAAACCACAACCATTAATAAGGCCAGCCATAACTTTCGACGAAAGTGACTCACCCATATTACACACACGGTCTTGTCTTGCGTATGGCATATAATGAGCAACCAAAGAGATGAATTGTAAATCTGGGAATTTCCGACGACACGCATCAACCGTCAGTAACAATGCAACTAAACTAACAGAACTTGTCAATTTAGCACGCACTACAATCGAACCCACACTAATCGGACAGCGTACATCAGGTGGTAGGCATACATTAACCGACCCATCATTAAACTGACTGACTATAACACTCATACCCACATTATTATTTAATATTACCCTAATATCGTTAAACATTACTATTATCTCCAGTTATTAAAAATTACTTACTGCCAGTATATGATAATGTACCATCGGCAGCTACTTCTTGTGACACCCACTCAAATTCTTTGGTGTCAACTTGAGCATTTAATTCTAATTCTCGATTTTTAATTCGATAAATTATGAACCCGTTATTTACACCCTCTGTTAAGGTAACAAAGTTCTTACTTAGGTTGACTTGAGCGAGAAATATCTTTAATGATATGACCATGGGTGTTTCGCCTTCTGCTTTGTTTTGTGACTGTATTACCGATAATACCAGTGCAGTCGCGTATAGTCAACACTATTTCGGATTTCATTTCATTAGACGTGCGGGCATCCATCCCTATCCGCTATAGCCGCCGCACCTCTCCATACAAGTGCAGCCTTCCTCACTTCCTCGTACTGTTCCTGTCTTGTTTTTGCTTCATTTTGTAAAATATTATTTTCTGTTTTTAAATCAAGAATAACTCCACGATTTATCCCAGAGTTAGTAACATAATAAGCGATTTGTTTTTCTAACTCAACAATATTTTGTTGCTGTGCTGCAATTAGATTATCTTTTTCTTCGAGTAACGCTTCTACTTCTTCTGCGTTATAAACAAATACATTTTCTGGTAATTCACATGCCTGCATAGAATGACTTAGGGTAGATTCGACTGTTTTATTGTCCATTTGCTTAATCTCTTGGTTGATTTTCTTTAGTGAGGTAAGTATACCTATCTAAATTGGATTGTAAAGCATTAAAAAACCCACATAGGTGGGTTTTTTAATAATTAAGCTAGACCAATGGCACCCTTTAATGAAGCCCATACCGATGAACCCACATCTACCACCTTAACGCCATCTGAGTCCTCCTCTGCGCGAAGAAGTAAATCATAATGCACAAGCTTAAGTACCCGCTCCAGTTCCGAATTACGATTAATCAGGTCTCGCGCTGTACTGTCAGCATGGCTATTGTTTTTACCTTTAGATATTAAGTGTTTTGGTTGGGCTGTTTTTCTTAATTTTAAGTTCTCCTTCTCTTCAGCTAAAAGTTTATTATAAAGGGTGTTAATGTCTTTGTCCTTGGACGCACACACAGATTTATAGTGTTCTATATCACTTAATAATATATGATTAGCATCTCTTTGTTCTTTTAATAAATCCTTATCTGGCTTAATTACATTATATATTTTATCTGAATCTGTAATAACCACAGTATATACTGCTTCTGGGCTATCAAATTTTGGTGTAAAAAATAAATTATGATTAGAATTATCTAACTTAAATTTATGCCCATTATACCCAGCAAGCAGCAAGCTCTTTTTCTGGTCATCATCCAACTCACACCATTTAATTTTATTATTAAAGATTGACCACTTGTTTGGGTTCACTAACCGAAATGCTTTAATTGTAATCCAGCCCCAATAAATCTGTAATTTTTGCTTATCAGCTGATATAGCTAAGACTTTGAATTCTTGCCCCATATTAGTTGTGAAATCTAACCCAATTCCCTTCAGTTGTGTGTTGGTCATAATAACGACGACTATATCGCCAGCTTCTATTTCTTTCTTCATTTTATTATTCATTTTTATTCTAATCCTTATACTGTGGCCAAAACTATCGATGCTTTCGATGGTCTCTTATAAAAACTATGCGTTTGGTCGCCCTGTGCATGCTCAAAATTAGCAGTAAGACGAACAGTTTTACCAATAAGATTATCAAGCTCAATCTTTGCAGGCACTGAACCATAAACAGTAGATTTATTTTCTAACTGAATTATGCATTTATATGAGATTGTGGTTTCGCTTCGGCCTCTATATAACTCTCTAGTGAACACCACTTCTTTGATGCTGAGGACTACGCCATCGATAGATAACTTACCTACCGGAGCAATGCCCTTGCCTACGCGCAAAGACTGAAAATAGGCTTCCTTGGCTTCCTTTGCATATACCTCTATTGCTTCAATTAGACTAGATTTTTTTGATGACATATAAATATAACATTCGCCTTCATTCCACACAGCACCATGTTTTACTTCCATGTCAATTTTATATGTATTACATAATATTTCGATTTGATTAAATATATCTAAATCGGCCTTTAGTTTTGTGCGTTTAATAAATTTACTGCTATCAAACGACCCCAACAAAACCCCAGACTCTGCTAGCATTTCCAGCACTTCGGAAGGTGTATGTAAATAAGCACCACCTTGATACATAACATCATCCCACATATACGCATCGCATGGTGCATGGCGTCGACCATGTGCATCTACAGTCGGATAAATATCATTGTTGGCAGTAGCTGATTTTTCGTCGAGCCTTAGTTGAATGGCATGAAATCTTTCATTTGACTTAATAGCAATTGTTTCTATGAGGTTTATTAAATCTGACATTGTTTTAATCTCTTGGTTGTATTTCTTCAGTGGGGTAAGTATACCTAACTGATGTGATATGTAAAGAGACTAAAACAAAAAAACCCCACATTAGCGAGGTTTTTGGTCTATTTAGATTTTATATCTAGGTTATTTTGTCCAATTCAGCCAATAATTGCTTTTTGGTCATATTCTTATCTGCAGCAACATCCTTTTCTGCGATAAGTGATTCTAGATAACTACGACGTTGAGCTTTTGCAATCTGCTGAACTTTAGCATTAGCTTCAGCTATGCGCTCATCCATAATATCTTCTAATATTTCTATCCGTAATTCATCAATATCTTGTTCTTTCGAACGTGTTTTGAGATAACTATCTTCAGTAGATGATTTTATTCTTTGCTTTATCTTAGAATGTAAGGAATCTAGCGATACCGCACCTTTATCTAATGGCAGAGAAAATAAATCTTCTACTGGAAGTAAGCCACGAGCTGTGTCGAAACGTAATTTAATTCGTGTTGCCTTTTCTATTTTATTCATAATATTCTCCTCAGAACTTAATTTTAATTGTGCGATTGATTTCGCCTGTAACTTTACATAATACACTATTGCGCTGCGTACTTGAGAACCCTAAACCAGATAACTGATTAACTGATGGTTCCGGTTTCATTTTACCAGCCAGTACTTCAAACACTTTGCGTTCACTGTGTAAATCATCGCGTAGGAATTCGTTATAAAATCCGCGCACTGGTTCTGGATTAACACACCCTTCTAACATAAAGAACACATGCTTGTTTCCGGTAGCTTCACCATCCCAATGGTTTGGTGAATTCATAATCATACTCACCTTTTGGAATTTATTGGTGGAGACACCCCAAACTTGTCTTTGAGAATTAACTGATGGCAATGACTTAATTATACTAATACCATTTCGTGTATTAAAATCAAACTGAACCACTTCAATAGATTCTCCGTCCTTCACTGCCTTATCATAAACGAATTTATGGATTATACCTTTATGCTCTAACTCAACCTCAAACCCGATATTATCATTTTGACGCTTCGTGTAATTATGAACATTAACTTCATATAAACCATTATGCATCCGTGACTCATCTGGCCACGTAATGTTTTCTACTGGATTTATTCTGTCATGTCTACCATTAGCGTTCATATCGACATCTAACTCACCGCCACGCCCATCAGTTCGATTACTAAAATTAATTCTTCGCCCATTAGGTGTTTTGGCATGCAAATCTAAGTCATCAGCGTTGTGCCAACTCAATGAGACTCGTACATCGCCAGTTACATTACCGCCAGCAGCTTTTACGCGCTCTTTGATTGAGTCAGTAACTTCACCATTATATGACCAACTAAAATTATTGCCCCACTTGAGGATTGATTCAGCTTCTTCGTATATTGGCGAGACTAAGGTCATTAAATTACCGACATGTGTGTTATCCATGGCCATTTCAACCGTCGATACGTTTGGTAACACGTCGTTTATGAACTCATCAATTGACATTTCCATGTCCTTTTTATATGACGGCACCTTAACCTTAACCTCAGATTGTAGCATATGAAAAATACCCATTTTTTCTTGAGCGGAGCGGTCTGCAAATAACACATTATTTATAGTAATGTCTTCAGCTCTTGACATTCTGCGTTCAAGTGATGCATCTGTGATAAGCAACTCAATCATTTTAGCTTCAGCTTTTTCGATGGCAGCCTTAGATAAAATCTGAGTTGGTCGCTTGTAATTACTTGGTGCTACTTTACTCTCAAAAGACTTTACAGCTTTATATAATTCAACCCCTTCACTAATATCAGATAACAACGTACCAATTACTGTAGTTCGAAAACCAGATGCTGCACCAATTCTTTTACTGGCTTCCCAGAGAAATGCTGTTCTAGCTTCGACATTTTGCTCACTAATACTCTCGAAAGCATTTTTCGTTCCGGCGAATTTATTAATGGAATCTAAGTGCTCTTCGCCGCGATAAATTTCTTTATTTTTAACTAACTCAATCACAATATTAATAGATTCCATCGTGATCCCAGCTAATGAACGACGTGCCATATTGTATCGGTCACGGGTTAGACCAGTTACTGCACCTGAGTCTTTATTAACAAATCTAGATGGTAATTTTAAATAAAAATGATTCCACACAACATCAGTTTCTGTGTCGTGGTTATGGTCCGTACCAACAGTATTTTCATAGTGAAGAAATTCAGTATCTATGCCCCTACTTTTAACTAATGCAGACATAGCATCGGCGACGATTTGATAGCCCTCTGGTACATCTACGACATCCCAAATAGACACAATCTTATTATTAACGATGGACAACATACCGCCAGCAGTGCGAATAAAAGACTTGCAGCAATTACAATCATGTTCGGTTCGCTCACGAAACATTGGGTTATCTTCTGGGCGAAACGAAGATATGTACGTGTCCCATAATTCTTCTTTAGTTGCATTGGAAATATATAAGTTGCCCTTTTGAAGTTCGTCAAACTTATTGTTTATTGCCATCTTCAGTGTCATGAAATCCATTGTGTTTTCCTGCTGTTAGTTGTTTATTTGAGAAAGGTAAGTGTACCAGACTATTTTATAATATAAAAGCTTTATTTGTTAATTATACTAATAACCCTTCTGGTTGAGACTCGATATGATCAGCAATTTCTATGAATGACTTATTTGCGTCATTCATAGAAATTAGTGATTTGCCAACCAAGCACGAACCGTTATGATGTTTTAGTCCCACCCAGCGTCTTACTTTTTGGCGTCTTACACCAAGATCACCACCGATAATAAGTCCACTACTACTACGGGGGATAGTATCCCCAGTTTCTTTTTCGTAAACTTCACACATCACACCTAAACAACAGTGACCAGATTTATCTTGTAACGATTCTTGAGTTTGTTTATATTCACCGGAGCGTAAGGCAACTAAAACTTTCTTCATATTTTCGTTTATCATACTAATAATCCTTTTGGTTGAGACTCGATATGATCAGCAATTTCTAAGAAAGTATTATTGAGCCTATCGTTCATATCCACTAGTGAATATATACTGCCATCTGCATGACCCGCATCGTTGTCTTTATTTAATCCCACCCAGCTCTTTACTAGAGGAAAACCACTAAGATTAGAACCTACTATAAAACCTGATATATCTCGCGGAAGTTTGACACCAGTTTCCTTTTCGTAAACTTCACACATCACACCTAAACAACAGTGACCACAACTATCTTGTAAGGTTGATGTTGTTTGTGTGAATTCACCGGAACGTAAGGCAACTAAAACTTTCTTCATATTTTCGTTTATCATAATAATCCTTTTTATTCAGTTTCGATGAAGTCAGCGATTTCATCGAATGAATTATTAAATGTGTCATTCATACCCACCAGTAAATCGATATTCGCATTAACATCAGCTACGATGTCTTCGTGTAATCCCACCCAGCTCTTTACTAACGGAAATTTATTAAGATTAGAACCTACTATAAAACCTGATACACCATCTCGCGGAAGTTTGACACCAGTTTCTTTCTCATAAACTTCGCACATCACACCTAAGCAACAGTGGCCACCAGAATCTTGTAATCTATATTGAGTTTGTTTATATTCACCACTACGTAAGGCAACTAAAACCTTTTTCATATTTTCGTTTATCATACTAATAATCCTTCTGGCTCAGTTTCGATGAAATCAGCAATTTCTAGGAATGTTTTATCCTCAAGATCGTTCATCGTCGCTAGTGAGTATGGTTTACTTGGTGACATAAATGTACCATGTGTATCAGTTAATCCAACCCACTGCTGCACTTCTTGTATAAAGACAAGACTGTATCCATTTATATAATTATCAGTATCTCGTCGAAGTTTGACACCAGTTTCTTTTTCGTAAACATCACACATCACACCTAAACAACAGTGACCATAACTATCTTGTAATTTACATTTAGTTTGCTGATATTCACCGGAACGTAAGGCAACTAAAACTTTCTTCATATTTTCGTTTATCATACTAATAATCCTTCTGGTTCAGTTTCGATGAAATCAGCAATATCATCGAATGACTTATTTAATGTGTCATTCATATCCACTAGTGAATTATTGGGAGTATTGGGATTACCCGATGAACCAACAAATTTTCCAGAGTAACTTTTTAGTCCCACCCAACTCTTTACTTTACCAAAAAACTGCCCATCAAGATCCCCACCTACCAAAAACCCCATGCTATTATGTGGAAGTTCATCACCAGTTTCTTTCTCATAAACCTCGCACATCACACCTAAACAACAGTGGCCACCAGAACATTGTAGCATACCTTCGGCTTGGGTGAATTCACCAGAGCGTAAGGCAACCAACACTTTTTTCATATTTTTGTTTATCATACTAATAATCCTTTTGGTTCAGATTCGATGAAATCAGCAATTTCTAAGAATGTATTTCTATTAAAATCATTTCTGCAAATAAGGCTGCTACCAACCTCATTATGCCCTTGAGGGCTGCTTAGCCCCAGCCAAAGTAATGCATTTTGATGGTCGTTAAGATTATTGCCCACTAAAAAATCTGATTGGTCACGCGGAAGTTCATCACCAGTTTCTTTCTCATAAACTTCGCACATCACACCTAAACAACAGTGGCCAGAACTATCTTGTAATTTTGCTACAGTTTGTGTAAATTCACCGGAGCGTAAGGCAACCAACACTTTTTTCATATTTTTGTTTATCATACTAATAATCCTTCTGGATTAGACTCAATAAAATCAGCGATTTCCGAGAATGTATTTTTGTGTATATCGTTCATAGTCATTAGTGATGGTCTACTAATGCCGCAATCACCGTCACCGTCCACTAAACCCACCCACTCCTGTACATCCATATGGCTAGATAAATCTTCACCTATTAATCGACCACGCAAATCACGTTTTGGACTTTCCCCAGTGTCTGTTTCGTACACCTCACAAATTACACCAAGTATGCAATGACCACAGCTATTTTGTAAAGCACCTACGGTCTGCTTGTATTTACCACTACGTAGGGCAACTATAACCGATTTCATATTTTCGTTTAACATATAAGTAATCCTTCTGTGTTTGTGTTATCAACGACAGCGATTTCTGGGGATGAGTTACGTCTACTTTTATGCCCAGTTTCCTTTTCGTCACATAAAACACCTAAATAGCACTGCATATCAGAATCTTGCAGGCTAACCTTAGATTGATTATATTTACCATTACGTAAGGCAGCTATAACCGATTTCATTTTTTCATTTAACATGATGTGATTCCGTAAGCCTGCTTCGGGACAACCCCCTTAGCTCAGGTGCATATTACACTACTGAACTAAGAAGTAAAGGATTAATTATATAATGTCAGGGATATGTATGTATTTGATGTTAGAAGCACTAAAAAACGACTCAGAAAACGACTTATCTGACCTTTCATATGCCTTTCCATAGACTACGCGAGAAACACCGGAACCTGCTATCATTTTAGCGCATTCTTCGCATGGTTGTAGGTTTACATATACCGTGCCACCAATACGAGATTTTGGGTCACTACGTAACATTGCGTTAACTTCTGCATGATTTTCATTCTTTTTTGACCACAGATGATGTTCATCACGCAGGCGCAATAATTTATCTTCTTCTTGTCTAAGTAGGAGTTTTCTTGCGGCGTTCCAACTTCCTTCAGGCAACATATGAAGGGCTTCGATTTTAGTTTCTGAATTTTTTACTTCATTTTTAAAATTTGGAAACTTAGCGCAGCAGTTCTGGTGACCTTTCGGTGTGCCGTTGTACCCAGAAGATAAAATCTTACCCTCTACGTCCGTAATGATGCAACCAACACTATGCTTAACACAATTGCTATTTTCAGATTCTACCTGTGCTTGCTTTAGTCTAATGATATCCATTTTGTTTTGCTTACGGACGCCGTTCCAGTCGGGTTCTAACCAACCAAAATCTTGGGTAGATGCGAACACTAAATTATATTTTTCAAAATTCACTGTGTTTTTCATTAGAATGGTGCTCCATCTGGGTCTGTGTGGTCGATTTTATGCTCATTACATAAACGCTTTAGTCTTGATATTTCTAAGTCTAATATATCGATGTCATGATGTAAACGATGACGGTAGTCTTTACCGCCATCTGGATTAAATAAACCAAGCCACATTCTCGAACGTTCATGAAAATCTATAATAGCCTTTTCGTTAGTTCTCGACAACAACATATCTAGCTCACTTGAGCAATGAGACATATCGTATGAGCACCTCCGAGCAGCTTTTAATAACAGAGAATATTGATCAGCTAAATCAAAGAACGGTGTATTTCTATGTTTCCAGCAAATTACATAAAACCATAATTTTTTAAACATAATATTTCCTAGTAAGTAAAGGTAGTTAGAAAACTAGCTCTTGTTGTCGCAGTATATACTAACTGTTTCATTTCCATAGTAGCACCAAACCTAATAAAATCTGGTGCGTAGACATACACATATTTTATAGTAGACCCCTGACTTTTATGAGCACTCATTGCATAAATATGTTTAAAATCATCAAACGTGTTTTTTAGTGTCCAGAATGATTTCCAATGCTGACCTTTATTCTGGGAGTCTAATCTTGCTAGTTCTGAAAACTTATTTAACTTTGATTCATAATCCTTTTTTGATACATCACTCAATACTAATACGTTATGTATAACATCATCATGCAAAGAGTATAATTTCATAGACCAGCACGATAAGTTGTACACTTCATCGTCTATAAGCTCGATCTCCATAATTCGCATTTCTTCTGCATTTTTATGAAATTTACCAGCACTTTGGGCAATAATAGTTTCGGTTTTCATGTATTCTGGTACATCTTGGCCATGAATGGCTTTACGAATTTTTTCATTAATCATATCAACTGTTTTATTTGTATATGCGATGCATCTACATAAATCTTGATTTGATTTAAATTCTTCGCTGGAGAATATATTAACTGCTTCATTAAACCAAGTGGGCTTATTTAACACGTTGACCCCACTCCCATCATCTAATAAATTAGGTAATATTTTTGGCCACCCTCGGTTTGGGTCTTCTTGACATAATCTAAGTGCAGTCGCCAACTGAATTATTGGGTTACCTTGAGCCTGCCGGACAATATCAGTCAATTTTATAACCTGAGAAACTTCAGTAAATGTTTTACTTATCATACCGGAAACTGAAGTAACAGGTGAAATTTGAGCAACATCCCCAACAAATATTATTGTAGTTGATTCACTTTCTATAATAAATTCGAGTAAAGCGTCGTCAGTCATCGAACATTCATCAATAAATAACACATCATATATTTTTTCTTCTGCGTATCTATCTCTACTTATTTCTTCTGCGCCATCCACTTGCTTTAGTACTAATCCCAATGCACTATGTATTGTCCTAATATCGCATCTATTCGCAATACCCGCAGTAAATGCCATTTGGCGAAGAACTGCGCATGCCTTGTGTGTTGGTGAGGTAAGACCAACTGAAACTCTTGGGCCGAGAGATTTTAATATTTCAACTACAGTAAATGTTTTACCGCAACCAGCGGGACCAACCAAAGTAACAAATTTATCAACCTTACTGTTTTCTCCCCTATTTATTACACCTAGAATCACTTTCTTTGCGTTAGCTTGACCATCGTTTAATGTTACCAATATCTTCTCCCCTATTGTTTGTAATTTGGCTATAAACCAACAAAATCCATAGCATCATATGAGCTATTTTGTATTTTCTTTTCGTCATAGAAACCACCATCTATTTCGTCGAGCTGTACACCCATATCGGTTAATTCTTCACACGTTAATGGGTAGTTTAATTTCTGTGCATTGTAACAAACTTTTACTAAAAACCGATACATACCCAAATGGTGACTTCCGTCCGGTAACAGTGCGTACTCCTTTAGCATAGAATCCCAGACAAACTTGCAGTCAGTAGATTGTATATCAAAACAAGGCAACGGATTATTATCTACAAATATTTTTCTCTTTAGTTTTTTTAGTGGATTATTCTCCCTAAAACGCTCACTGGAAGGCGGCATTGGGTATTTCTCTATTAACCCCCTCCAATTTAGATAAACACCAGCCTTAACCTCGAAAAAATGCCTGTAATCATCACCTTTATTGGTATATCTAGCTGGTATGTAATGCATCCTAGACATATCTTTAGTTTGCTTGTCTATCAGACCACCACACCACATCTGGGCGGCGTACCAAACATCCTTTAGCTTATCAGCTGGTGCAGTTGAATCTAGTGGTATAATAATCCTAAGTTTTAGTTTGGCGTGAGTACAGCTCGCACTAGAATACATCAGCCTATGAAAATCCCAAAATATTTCGTTAATTTCATCTAGATTTTTATCAGTGTCGTCGATATCTAATATTAATAAATCCCAACCAACTACATTATCATTAGCCCGTTTATCAGTTTCATTATCATATATAGCTGCAGAAATTAGCCCGTAATATTTATCATATTCTTTCGGGCTAGGTTTATATCCAGCCACCTCAGATAAACCACGCATGGTACCACAAAACTCTTCCCAGTTATTTGAAAAACACAAATATGGTTGGTTAGAGTAGAACCCATAGAAATAAGAATGTCTCATTCATTCAATACCCAAAAACGTATTTACTAATTACCGAAATCATATTATCCACATTGGATACTTCGGGGAAATTATTTTTGTTTTTTGCTAATAGATGAATACATCTATCATAACGTTCATCAATATCAGTCATAACTTTTTCGAGTGCAACCCTTCCATTCTTAACATTCATAATATATGGTGCCTCAATTAGAGGAAAATTCACACGGCCGTAATTAATAATTTCTTCAAGTTGTGATAACACCCTAATTGCATGACTTAGACTTTTTGTATCTATGCCACCATCACTACCTTTCTTGGTTCGGTTACCGTAACGAGAAACTTCGTGTTGTAGTGCTCTAATTAAAGAATTAATACTTAAATTATGTATGTATTTTTTACCACAAACTTCCAAATACTGTTGCTCGTGGTCAGAAACCAAGGTTACATTTTTTATATATTTAAAATTCCCATCAATTAATTTTGATGAGTTGGCGACATCTGATGTTAACGTAGACCCAAAATCCCGCATATTTAATGTTATTTCTAATAATTTAGAAATCTCATCAAATCTATCAATTTTATTAGTATATTTATAACTATGTGTTTTTATATAACCAATAATACCTTTCATGTCTTGAGAGAATATATCGTGCCGAAAGTATTTTATTTTATTCCATAAATTAGAATCGAACAGAATATGTTCTGGTGGCGTAAATAATAAATCGATACAGTTTGTGTCGCAACTCAATGCACTTTTTAAGAAACTACTAATAGATTTAAGCTCTAATTCTATATTCATATTATGATTTTTTGAATTATATGTTTTTAGTGCTCGACCCATAAGTAAGTCTTCTTTTGAAGGGCAATATATAGCCTTGATGTCGTGATCACTTGTTTCGGATGCTAGTCCATAAAGTCTGCTACCATGAACAGACATAAATATTACGTCCTTATCTTTTACCTTCTCATTCAGCCACAACTTTTGTGTCTCATTTAGTCTCATTATGTTCCCCCATTGTTAAATTTTTCGGCCTCTAGTGCCGTTGGCTTCATTAACCTTCATTTTAGCTAGTATTACTTCAAGTAAGTCAATACCCTCAGTCTCTGCTAGGTCAAATGTACGAAGACATATATCTGCTAATTCTGTTTTAAAATTATCAGTCGGTTTTTCTTTACGGCAACAATTAACCGCTTTCGCGATAGTTCTAGATAATCCTGCCATTTTTAATTGCATTGGGTCATTTTCGGATAGCTCTTCTGAAGCTTCTCCGACTTCACTGGCAATTAATGCTAACGATTCTAATACAGTTTTATTATGCCAACCCATACGTTCAACCCAATCGAAATGGCGTTTACATAAATCACTAATACTTTGGTGTTCTCCGGTATTTATTGATTTTTCGGCTAACGATAATGCACCATCAAAATTATGCATCATTTCTGGAAAATCATCATCAACTGGAGACGTATCCCTGAGTCTTTTCCCCGCATAATATAAACTTCTTAATACTTTTATCTCACTCATTATGTTCCCATTCCCATTTAAATCTTTTTATCTCATTCATTCTGGCTGCTCTAATCTCAATTCCAATGACTCTACCATCAACGCCATTATCTTGTAATTTTTTTACCAGAGGCTTTGTGTCACAATTTATAGCCCACCGCAAGCACCCAAGTAAGTAACTTACTTGGGGGTATGGTTTATTTGCATATTCTAATATTTGTTCTTCTCCGTACCCCCTACCCCCTGCATCCATCTGACTGCAGCGCAATATTTGAAAAAAGTAGTCAGGACTCTTCAATGCCCCTGTTGCTTCAAACATTTTCATTATAGTCTTGGCTGTGATTCCTTTATTCGGTCCACGACCAAGACAACCGTGAATTATAGTATGATATTCACATACATGTAAAGCTAATTTTCTAAATTTATTAGGCACTTTATATAAATCACAAAATTCATCGATAAAACTTAATCCAACCTTTTCATGTCCATGAGCACTCCCAAACTCGTCGTGACAGCTAGGCTTACCAAAGTCATGGGCATAACAAGCAAACATTTCTTGTGGACTCACACAACGTTGTGCGGCCAATTTTAGGGTTAGCATGGTATGTATGAATACATCACCTTCTGGGTGGTGGTCTGCTCGCTGAGGAGTTTCCTCCATCCATTTACTCATATGGAATATATCATACCCAAATAAAGTTTCGAAGAATAAATTTGGATGTGGTTCACTTAAAGCAGACTCCAGTTCTTTCCATACTCTCTCCGGTGATATACTCTGCAATTCACCACGGTCACTAATATTTTTCATCATTTCTTGTGTATGTGTTTCTACTTGCCATTCGGGTCCAAGTCTTGCTCGGAACCTAGCAACCCGTAAAACTCTTAGTGGGTCTTCCATAAATGCATTAGATGTTGCGACCAGCATCTTAGATTCTATATGTTCTTGGCCATGAAATGGGTCACATAATATTCCAATATGACGAACCATCAACCCGTTTTTGTCTACTTCGACTTGCACAGCCATTGAGTTAATCGTTAGATCTCGTCTCAATAGGTCTTGTTCTAATGTTACATTCTCCCAATCGCAGGTAAACCCAGTATGACCAAGCCCAACTTTTCGTTCTGTTCTGGCCAGCGCATATTCCATTTTGGAAACTGGGTGAAGGAATACAGGAAAGTCTTTACCAACCTGTATGTAACCCATTTCGAGCATTTCTTTTGGGCTACTACCTACCACAACAAAGTCATAATCTTTTGGTACTAGGCCAAGAAACAAGTCCCGTACTGCACCACCAACTAAATATATTTTCATTTTGATAATTCCTCATATTTATTAATCCAAAAATGAACAGACGAAATGGCAGACATTCTAAAATCCTTATCAACGGCACCACATAAGTCACATGCTGCTGATGCTGCATTCCTGACAGCCCTAGCAGTCCTACCATCAAGAATTAGCTTGTAGGTAAACCCATCGGCACTTTTGTATTTGTTTTTTGTGATTATATCAGCAGATAACAAATTCTCTTTTAATTCTTCTGGGCTAACTGAACTATAATCATTTAGAAATTTTTTAATGAGTTGAATATGGGCACTCATCCTTTCATGCCCCAAACTAGTAATGTAGTCAACACCACAATAACTATCAATGCAGTTAATACTAACGCGGGTGGAGTACTTAAATCATCACATTTTATAATTTTTGGCGGCGGGATTGGGTTCATTATTTCTGTAGTAGGTGGTGGTGGTGGTGTTACTATTATTGCGTATTGCGTTAAAAATATCGTAATAAGAACTGTACGAATATCACCCGTGTGACTTTCATTAATTTTAACCTCACCCAAATGTTGGTTAATATCAATAATAGTCACCTCTGTCTTGTAGCCACTCCGTAACCACGGGGTATCGCCTCGTTTATAATATTTTTCAAATATATTCATTTTATTTCCTAATTAATTATTGAGCAACAAATAAGCACGTGACAACTACAAATGCAGCAATTAAATGAATGCAATTAAAGATAGGAGTAAAAAATATTTTATTAAATGCGGTATCTTCAATTTTCGCGTCATCTGGTGCATATATTTCCGAAATAGGTGGTCGTGGTGGTGTTGGTATTGTAGTGGCTACTCGTGATTGAAATATTTTATCAGTACCAGACCTACGTGCATCAACAATGAGCATCTTTGCTCTAGCTAAGCCAGCTCCCGCTTTTGCTTTCTTTAATATCATTTTTTCTTGTTCTGACATGTTCTGCCCGTTTAAATATTCTGAAATAGGTGGTTTTACTTGTGGCATTCTAGGTGGATTCTTTGCAGGCTGAAGTCCCTTTTCCTCCTTTAAGGGTTGCGGTCGCTGACTATCACCCAAGGGTTTATCTTGTCGTGTACCATCTAAAATTATTATAGGTACATAACTAGATAAAAATTTAGATGCTCCTTGAGTATAAAATTGACCAGTGCTATCTTTTTTATACTTAACCTCACCCAACTCTAGGTTTATATCAACAATGGTTGCTCGTGATTTGTAGCCAGATTTCATCCATCTTGTGTCACGGCGCATACGATATTCTTGTGTAATGTATATATCACATATATTCATTTGATTTCCTAATTAATTAAGTAAGTGATGAGTGTACTCAATTTCCAAAAAAAAGTCAAGTAGTTTTACTCAGATAAGCTATCATTTATTTTATTAACACAAACCTGCCAATAAGGGATTATTTCATGAGGTACATGGTGCCACTGATGGTACTTTTCTATATCTTCGGGGGTGCCGAACCAAAGATGCATGTAGTTTTCATTGTCTTTATCCATCTCTTCTTGCCATTTCTGCATCTGTGTGTAATCACGGCCTATTTTATTTACCGTAGTTACTTCATTAAGCATATGGGCGTACAATACATCCCTGCTCGCCATAATATTTCTTTCATCATCTGTCTCAAAAGAACCGCACATAAAACCCCTTAATTATTGAGCAACAAATACCAGTTAGGCACCCGATTCAAACATTCTAATTTGTAGTATTGTTTGGATATGATTGGGGCGATACTTGAGTTGTTCTAGCATCATCTCAACCTTTTCCATTTGATCTTCGACAGATAATATCACTTTATTCATATTAAGTAAATCTAAATCACCGTCAATCCAGCGTTTCATTTCAACAGCGTTTTTGACTTCTAAATTAAAAGGTTTTTCTTTGTAGACATAATCTAATGCCCGTCCGGCATAATACTCTTGTTTTTCTAATGTGGTAGCATCTCTCTTGGCCCACATTTGTATCAGCCCCTCTTTGTATTTTCGATGTATTCGTAAATACTTTGCAATAAGGCTAGTACATCTAACAATTTCACTTTCTATGTTAGTTTGATCGATTTTACTATCCGCAGTAATCTCAGAAATCAAGTCTTCAAAATTATACATTTAATTTAGCTCCGCTAAGTAATCATTGCAATCTTCATTACTCAAACTAAAGTACACATTAACCCATCTAGTCGCGCTATTAAAATGTGTTGTTTCGTGAGCATAACAGGCACACAACAATGAATAATAAGCAGCTTTATATTCAGATCTAATAATATCGTTATGTTCGATGTCAACATTACTATAATTTAGATTAACCCTATCCATATTAGCTTTTAATTCTTCACGACTTACGGATTTTCGGTCTTTAATCCACTTCATTACAAGTAAAATAGATTCATTCATACAACCACACTTAAAATGCAAATTAATAAAATTGTAACTATACCCCAACTAATTAATAATGGAAAATTTTCGCTGCCTGTAAACCAAAGACTAAATCTTTCATTTGGGGGACCGACTGGCTTTACTTTCTCATCCACCTTAACCGCCTCGCCAACCTCAACCGTCGTGCTATTTTGGTTCGTCTCATCATTTTCCTTGCATACTATAATTGGGTGTACTGAATATGGGTCAGGGGTTATTTGTGTTATTTGTGTTGGTACTAAATTATACTTAGATAAAAACCGTACATAACTGCACTCCCTAACAACCGAAGAAAAATGCTCTTTGTATTTCAGCCTATCACGCCTACTACTAATATCCACTATGGTCACTTTTGGGCCATTATTTAATTGCCATTCATCATAATTCTTTTTTTGGTATATATCCCCCACCAAAAATACATGACCTTTTATTGAATCCAATCCACTAATTTTCTTAAAAAAACTTAACATAACTACCACCCTCCGCTATTTTTGTGAGCATTAAACGCTGCCTTTGCTCTTTGTAATCGGGCAACTTTACGTTCTAATTCTGCTATGCGCTCTTTTTGTAATATTGATACTGATAGATTACCCATAGTGTCCCCCGCCTCATCGTCTTCTAGTAGCTGAATTAGTGCAACTAAATCACATTTCCGGAGATAGACTTTACCTTTATTGGAATCCAATTGACGCGGCTCTGTTTGTATAAATACTTCATTAGTATCACATACACCATAATTATAATTGTTAACTTGTGGCATAATATTTTGACTCTTTATTGATTGTGGAGGCGAGAATAACTCACCTCTACGATTAAATCAAATTATATTTTTATACTTTCGACATTAAAATCAAATTGTTGCTGAGTATAAAACTCTACTCTTTTCTGGCCATGCTGATAAACATAATTTACAAAAGCCCCGATAGTATAATCATCAACAAAATCATGAACAAAAACACTGTTTCCGTATTTAGATTTACGAAGTATTCGACCAATGCTCTGCAGAACCTTGATTCTAGACTTGGACGGATGACACAATAAAAGATGATGAAGACGCTTGACACTAATCCCAGTACTAAGGACGCCAATACTCCCAATAATAATCGCATTTTCTTTACTCTCCATTATTTTTCTGATGCGATCCCTTTCTTCCTTTTTGGTATCGCCATAATATAAAAATACATCCCTATCTGGATGCAGCTCAGTAATTTTCTTAAATAATAAATTTGCATGCTCAATCCGATTAACCATAATAATTGAATTGCCATCAAGCTTTGTTGCGTAATTTACTATATAATCATTTCTTTTTTCGTTATCTATTATTTCATTAATTTCCTCCTGATATGTAGCCTTGCGCCTTTTGGGTTTATTTGTTTTTTCGTCCACTTCTCCCCTAGGCGCAGAACGCATATTTTTGCAATCTTCTTCTGAATGTTTAATTATCTTAACTTTTACTGAAAGCTGTGCAACCCGATTCATGTCCATCAGTTCTTTTGTTGAAATTACGTTAAACACAGGACCAAATAAGCCCTTTAATATCATTAAGTTGGTTTTACATTCATCGAGAGTACCAGTCAACCCTACCCGCCAAGATGCATTAATTGAATTTTCTAATATTTTCATCACACTAACACTAGTTGCAGTGTGTACCTCGTCTACCAAGATTGCCCCAAAATCATGAAAAAATTCAGGTGGTTGCTTCGCCAATGACTGATATGTTGATATGGTTATCTTCTTACCAGTTACCTTGTCCACACCAGCTGTAATTTGATGAATTTCGTCGTATGCACTCCATTCTATATCGGAGCTATAATTATTAAAGTCGTCGGCCATCTGAGACACTAATGCTATGGTAGGCACCACCATTAGTATTTTCTGCTTCGGTACAACCCGTTCGTACATTCGAATTAAAATATATTGGATTAAACTTTTACCTGAGCTGGTTGGTGATAGTAATATACACCTCTGCCACTCTAGTGATTTTCTTGCTGCCGTTACCTGATATTCGTAGGGTGGGATTTTTTCTCCATCATCCCGTGTATCTAATTTATCCACAAATACTTGAAATTTAGTATCATCTAAATTAAACTTTTTGATTTTTGGGTCAATTTTATACGGTTGATCATACGACTTACAGAACTTAACTACTTCAGGCCAAAGTCCAAGATGCATTTTACCACTTTCCGAAAGTAGTCTTTTCTTTCCATCCCAGAATCCATTCTTGTAACTTGGCTGAAATTTATACCCATCAACAAAGAAAGAAAAGTGGTTTCTTAATTGACAGAGAAAATCAAAATCTTCAGTTTGTATTTGACCATACACCTCATCTTTTTTGATAAAGTATACCTTGCAATCAAGTGCCATGAGTTATCGAATTAAAGTTTTTGATTGCCTCATTTAAACATATAGATTTAAATGCATTGACCCATTTTTCTAACCCACCGTGTTTTTGATTAAAGAAACCATAATCACATTTAAATAAATCTAGTCTATTTTCAGATTCAATTTTATGTATATCATGTATGTGACTTTTTATTTTAATGGTAATAAACTTTAAGTTACGCAACAAATCAAGTTCGTTTTGTTTTCTTATATCAGTAACTACAATATTTTTTTCAGCCGCAATAAGTGCTTCTATCTTTAGTTTTGTGCCCCTCGTAAATACATTATTATCCATCTCCCTAAGTTTATTTAAATGTAACCATATATCCCTTGGTGTCTTTTTTAGGTGATTCTCTGAATGGTTTATGGGCACCTCTTTCTCGCCATGCAAATAATCCAAATCCACCCACGGGTAAATTGAATTTGCAATAACCTTTAGCTCCGTGCCAAATGCTATCTTAGTATACCCATAATCTCTGACTAATTTATCAGCCAAAAAATCTTTACCGCTCCCAGCTCTTCCACATAGTCCTATTAAATTCATTATTATTTCCCTAGCGAAAATGTTCTAATTTTATGTATACCTGAAATTTCAACCAACAATCCTGCTTTTACTAATGAAATTGCTTCATCTAATAGAGTTTTAGCTGCAAGGCTTAATCTAGCAGAAGTATCTATCTGTAAACAGCCTTGTTCCTTAATATGAGCACCCAAATTTGCACTAAAGTCAGGCTCCACATCAAGAAATCCATCAAAGTCATTTTCTTTTTTTGCGAATTGCTCTAGTGCATCATTTTCGAAATTCAATGTGACCCACGCCCCATTAATTTTAGCCTTTAATACTCCCTTTATTTTGTATATGACGTTACTCTTTACATGTACTATATTTTTATCCATTATTATTTTCTCCGCTTTGGTTTATTGGTTTTTATTACAGCAAATCTTTTAGCCTGTAGCGCGACTTTCTCCCTAACTGACTTCTTAGTTAAGTCCAATGAAACAATACCGTCACGGTCAATTTTCACATTATCAATTGGGTCGCATAGTTTATGAACTTCTTTTATAGCAACTAAAAGTCTGGCTTGGTCTTCTGGGGTCCAAAGTGTGGGATCAATATAGTCGCCAGTTGTTACGACTGCAACCGCTTTAGAATGGTGCGCTAAGGTAGTCATAATCCTAGAAAAGCCATGGTCGATGTGGCCAATTGTACCAACATTTACATGTGGCCTTATTAATTCTTTGTTGTTATTAGTCATTATTTTTGACCACTTCCTCACACCGCCCTTCAATATCTGGAAAATTTAGATATTCCTGTTGGCATTTTTCAATTAATTTATTGTACTTATCCCAATTACAAGAAATTCCACCCGTTGGAATAAAAATACATTCGACTCCAGATGACTCAGTAAATTTAATTAATGAGCGGTTTAAATGGGCATCAATATCTTTTTGTTCGGCCTCACCGCAACCCAGAAGAATTGTTGTAATTGAGCTAGCTAATAACATTTTTTTAATCATTTTTTCACCATTTGATGTTTCAGGTATATGTAATGCAATATAATTACCCGTATTATAATTTAGTAACTATATTGCAATGCCATTAAATCACAGAATCTGCTTCTATTCCCATAATGTAGCTTATTGAATATTGTTCTACGTTAGATACAAACCTTACTATTTTTTTATTAGAAATAGAAAGTTCATAATCTAACGGCAGAAACGATAGCTTATTGCCACCCTTCTTCATGTGCTTGAGGAATACAGTAAATTCACCTTTATCCTCTTCACCAATCAATACACTAAACGTGCGCTTACTTTTAGTTAAGTTATCGCCCGTCGCTTTTTCTTTATCTAATGTACGCAAGAATACTTTACCGTCTTCGCCGACAATAGCAATATCTTCAAACCCATTTATACCAGCAGCTTTAATGACTTTCTTTAAAACATCACATGTAATTGTTACCGAGATATCACACTCAGGGAAAGTAATATCTCGCTCATCCCAGATGAGTTTATCTTTGTCCGAGTAATAATATTCTTGGGTTGTCCCACTGGAATCACTAATTACTATTGAATTATCACCAAAAACAAAATCGGGATCTTCAAACAATGTAATCGTCTTCAGTAATCCAGATAAATCATGCAGTGCAAATTCTATTGGAAATTCTTCTGGCACAACAATTTTAATTAATGTGCTTTTCTTTTCATTCACTGTACTGATAACATTACCCGCCTTAACGACGAGATGATTATTAAAAGTCGCAAGGTTTTTTAAAATTACTATAGTCTCATCTGAGATTTTCATAACAAATCCTTATATATCAAACACGGATGTTACTTTCCGTGGGGTTTGGTTTGGAGTAAAGTCTTTAATTTCAGCAACAAGGCGTTGCATACGATTTTGCATAAGAAAATTTAAAGTCTTCATTATTTTTGCTGGTGACGCGTCCCGCACTGATTTATGGATAGCAACCTTAACATCATCTGGGACATAATCCAATGATATTAATAATTGGTTCCTTAAATAATTTTTATATAAAAACTTACCCATTACTATTTCCAGTTCTTCTTCGCTTTTATTAAAAGCTTCATAGCAAGAGTTTTTTAATTTTGCACTGACAGGTGGCGCTCGCACTATTGCTTCATTGGCTAACTTAGCCCTGTGTTGTTCTACATAAAAATCGTCATGGCAGCGTACAGATGGAATTCCATCAGATTTATCACCACTGAGTATCAAGTCAAACTCGAACCTTTCTGGGTCAGTTATCGGGGTTTTTTCTACACCTTTAACTATGGGCCTATAACGCTTAACGTGCTTGTGTTTGAGTAAAGCAGCGAAATCTTTATCATTAGAAACTAAAATGCTAGGCTCTGTGTTGGAACTACATAGGACACCAATTATATCATCTGCTTCTGCGCCGTCAGCCTGTATTACCGGAAATGGTAAATGTTCTTTAATTTCAGATTGTATTGTATAGATGTGGTCAAATATTTGTTCCCAATCATTATTATCTTCTGCTCTGTTCGCCCGTCTTTCATATTTATACTGCGGGAATACACCATCGCGCCATGAACTAGAATCTAGGCATATATGCATCAACCCAAACTCACTACTAAACATTTTATTATAGAATCTAATATTATTTAATATTAGATACCGTAAATAATCAGGGTCAGGTTTCTCTCCAGCCTTTAAGTCCACATGCAATGCAGCAAACATACTACCCGAAAAATCTAGATATATTGCCATTAATCCTCCTCTCTGAATGAATTTAATATACTTGCTTGTTCTTCTTCTAATCTTTTCTTCTTGATAGAGAAACTTAGCGATTTTACATCATTCGTGTCTATAGTTCGGTTATATGACTCGACAACCGAACCATCACTTTTAATATGACGTTTTACTTTTATTATTTTCTTCATATAATGTTACCAAAAAAGGCGGGGTACACCCCGCCACAATTATTAAGCTTTCATTAGCTCTTCGGATAATGCAGCAATACCATCTTCATTACCAGATTCATGTAATATCATAAGAAAATCTTCGAGTTTATTAAACTCCTGAACTTTCATATCCATACATTTTTCGGTAAGTCTATGTAGACTAACATCATCAGATAGCATATCGTGGATGTCAGAAATTCGTTCCGCGTAAGTTTCTGGGTTTATTTTTGATTTAATCATAATATTACCCCATATCCATATCAGCAAACGGGTCATCTGAGTTTGAGTCACTTGATTGGCTTGCAAACGGATCTGCATTGCTCTGTCCTTGGCTGCTCTGCCCCTGATTTTGGTTAGCAAACGGATCATCTCCTGCTGCCTTCTGTTGGGTCTGATTTGCAAACGGGTCTGCATTACCTTGGTTACCTTGTGGTTGTTGGTTAGCAAACGGATCATCCCCTAAAGGTGGCTGTTGACCTTGATCCGCGAAAGGGTCTGCATTACCTTGGTTACCTTGTGGTTGTTGAGCTTGGTGTTTCTCGAATTGAATGCCTTGGTTACCTTGGTTACCTTGGTTACCTTGGTTACCCTGCATCTCACTAAATGGATTATTGCTATCAGGGTCAGCACCACCATGCTGTATAGTTTCACCCAGTATACTGGCACAATAAGCACCACCCAACACTTTGCGCATCGACTTGTCTAATTCATCATATGTTTTACATAAATCTGCTGATTCAAACTCAGATAGATCTATCATACCATTATAAAATCTTTCTAGTATACTGTCATCTGCATGTAGACACGACGGTGCATCAAAAGCAGAGCTGTCGTAATTTACATTTCCACCCTTGTCTTTCGAGCGTAAACGGAAAGTAGCACCGTTCCACATATCATAAACTTCTACTGGTTGTTGGTCAGCGTACTCAGGTACCATAGCAGAAATAATCATTTTATGTATTGCTGGTCCATACTCAAATAGAAAATTCTGGCCGTTATTTTCTGGGTGTTCTGGGTCACTAATCACTACGATATTTGATATATATCGTAATCTACGACCACGGTTTTTAACTTGATTTTCGTCTTCGCCTTGGCCACGCGCCCATTGCGCTTTGTTTAGTGCAGCCACTGGGTCATCCTCTCCGATAGTTTTTCGAGAGCGTTCCCAGTAGTTACCGCCCTTACCTTTAAAAGAAAATTCAGCCCATTCAGCCCACGGCAATCTATCGCCATTACCGAACGGTAAAAACCGAATTATTGCACTGCCGATATGTGTTTTTTTGTCCCACGTCAATTTAAACTTTCTTGGGTCTTTTGGTGTCCCCCCTTCTCCTGCAGCGGATGCCTGAACTTTCTCTCTTAGTCCAGCTAGTGCATTTGATTTATTGTTTTTAAGTGATGCAAATGATGTCATGTATTTATTTTTCCTGTTTTGTGTAATTTATTAATGTTTTTCTTAAAGTGGATAATTCCAATTTATTAAGCCAGCGAGAATATTTATGTATCCTCATCCTTAATTTCGGCCATACAAATTTATCTCTGATTTGTTCGTCAAATCTTAATAATATACCACCTCCCAAAATCTTATCGATTATACATATAGTCTCTAAGTTAATGTGGCCGCCGTTCAAAAGTTGCACGACCAGAGGTAAGTTCCCTGTAATCGAAGAAAATAAATCATTAAATTTTATTTCATGTTTCACAACAAGAAAACTTAACTTTTTGAGATCCTCCTCAAAGATGTAGTCTATCCTATGCATCTTTGATTTCCATTCCCGTAGATTATAATCAGTGTACTGTGATATATGAGTACACCCAGCCATAATATTAGCCATATAATAATCACCAAGGTCACCGCGTTTATACTCTCTCCCTAGAGTAGTAAAAAAATGCTTATCGTTCCTTTTAGTAAATGAATTTTCATTAATTTTGGTCCTCCCCTTCATTTCAAAAATATCATATTTTTCTTGATTGAAGTGAAGGTTAATCGCCATAAATAATTTATATGACTGGTACCCACTCAAATAAATACCAATCATACTACTCTCCTACATTGACATGAAATTATATATGAATTAAAAATAAATGTAAAGCTTTTTAATCAAAAAATGATTCTAATGATGCTATAGGCTCTACTGACCACCCAATTAAGTTAATAATTTCACGCATTGGTGCTAAGTAAACCTTGAGGTACATCAAATCCCAGTCAATGCTATCATGAAGATTAAATTCTGGCGGTAACATATCAATAAAACCCATCACGTTAGTGTTGATTTGGTTTGGTAATTCTATGTACACATATTTAATCTTATCCCCTGCCACAATTTCCTGATAATTATCGAGTCCCTTGGCCTTTAAAGCTTTATTGTATGTAATGGCCGCCCTGCTATTAATGGGCACCGTAACACCACTCAAAAAGTCACCTAGTGCGTCACAGTACTTATCTTCCATACCATTAACACCTCTCGGGAAAGAAATATCTTCGACTTTATTTTTAATAAAAACTTTCTTGAATTCTTTGATGTACTTTTGTACATCTGATTCTGTGCTATTTAAAATTAAACTTATAGTTTTATTCATAGCACTTCGAACAATTTGTGGTGTTGAAGACTTTACTACATGAAGCCCTATATTTTTAATATATGGTTCACTAAATGCAACACCTTCAGAATTCCACACACTCAAGGCATAATGTTTTTTGGAGCAGAACACACTGTTATCTGAAATTACTTCCCGAGCCATAATCATCTTCTGATCTCGACTGTTACAGTGTCGCTGTAATTCATCATACCCCTTGTTCAAAATAGGCATCATCTTAGATTTACAAAAGTTATCTAACATCTCGACAGTCTCAGCAGTGCTCTTTTCAGCGAACCCCATTCGGTTCACTACATCATCTAAGCAAACATAGATAGAATCAGTATCAGTATAAACAATATAATCTTTTTTGTTTGCAAAAACTTTCTGCAATTCTTTATTTACCCAATCACCAGCCCATCGAATCGACAATTGCCCCTGCTTTGTTACTGACTCAGCTAGACGGATATCAAACAAACAAAAATAAACATTTGCGAGCGCCCCATAAAAACTATTTAACAAAATCTTTCGGACCATCTGGCCACCATTTTTTAATGTCACTTGTTTTTCTGCCGCGGCTATAAGATCTTCTTTGCAAAGGTCGCCGTATTTTTCAATCATACCTTCTAATTGATCAGCCATGATGTTCTGTACATCTTGTTCATGAACTAACATTTCGGTCTTGATTCGTTTTCTTTCGATGTATAACTTTTCCATCAGCAAACCAGCAACACCCATCTGATCATTGCTAAAAGTATTACCTGATGCGCAGACCGATAAATTACCTTTCGGTATTATACAAGTTGGTTCTCCGGTCTCAATACCTAACAATATATTATCAACATTAGCTTCTGGTACCACCACTGGAGTTATAGTTTCTGGGCTAATGTTACTCCCCATTATAATATGCGGATATAATGAATTCAAATCAAAACTACAAACCCATTTATGTTTACCTTTCTGTGGAGACTTGACATACCCACCTTCAAAATTAACTTTTTGGTTATTAGATTTGGGTGGAAGAACTATATTTTTATCAATAAGCTCTCTATATAATATATTTTCCCAAGTGGCCACCGGAGATTTAACATCATCTAGATTTATACCTGCGTTATAGGCAACTGCCAGTGTTATATTAATATAACCCAATTTATCATCAAGTTGCTTAACTAACGCGCAGTCCATAACATTATATGTGGCATACAAATCCCAATCTTTTTTGTGTAATGTGCGTAGGTCTGATGCAACTTCAGAGTAATCAACTTTTTTTCTACCTAACTCTACATGAGCTATGTGATCAAGTTTATAACTCTCCTGTGTTTTAAATCTATTATCTTTATATACCTTCATGTAATCTAGGTCTGCCACACCAAGGATTTTGACGATAAAAATAGTTTTACCTAGGTAATCTGACTCTCTTATGGTAGTAACACCCCACGGAGACAATTTACCGATATCTAGACCCATTTTTTGTAGCCTGTGACATAAATATGGGTTATCGAAACCACTAGTATTCCATCCAGTTACATACGCTGGGCAGTTATTATTCCACCATTTGAGCATATGACTGAGGAGTATGACTTCGTCTATAAATTCATGATATATAATTTCATCTACGCGCACACCAGATTCAAGTAATTTATCGGCATATTTGTTAATATCATATTTATTTAATCCCCATATATGATATTTTTTTGTAAATGTATCATATATGCCCATCAAGTTTATAGGCCACTCTGCTTTAGCGGGGTCAGGGAAACCATTTTCACTTGGACACTCAATATCTAAGAAAAAGCCCCGCACTAGTTTAGGATCATATGCAGTTTCCATGTTTTTAAATTGTGAATGTAGAAATGCATATTTAAAGTTACGGTTACCATATAAAGTTTCACCAGAATCCCGCGACTCCCTTATGGCGTCATTGGCGTCCCTAATGCTATCAAACTGCACAGCAACTAATGATTTTTTCGTCAATAGTTCAGTAAAATTTGATGGTTGTCCATTACCCGATGTAAAAAGAATAGGTTTGTAATTTGGTACCTTTACGTATTTTATTTGTTCGTCATGAACGTAGGTAAGTAATAGATTATTACCCCTACCCTCACAATTAATAAACCATGTATCACTCAATTATCACCCTCCTTATACCCACCCAAAGATTATTTGAATGGGTATTAGTTATATTATGCTTCTGTTCTTGTGAATGGGATCAGGTCTACTTTAGGGTGACCGAGCAACTTCATAATTTTATCGTCTTTATCTCGATGCACTGTATGAAAAATAGCAAACAATAATCCATTTTTTACGTATGTAGTGAAGCCACCTTCCAATAAATCATCACGTTGAGATGACTCAACTTCAATATGCGTACTTACTATCCGGTGACCATCACCATAAGACTCTAGTGAATCTATAGCAAAATCAGCTACGCCTGTGTATTTAGCATCATTATTAGCCAAAACTTCTTCGATTGCAAGAGAGTAAGCATGACCGGACAAGAAGTTCAAACCAGCAACAACTACATCTAAATCACAGCCAGCGTCTAGAATTTCCTGATGTTGTTTACTTAATTCTTCTTCGGTGCATTCATAAAATACGCCGTCAATATTAACTACATTAATAGAACAAGACTGATCTAATATAATATTTTGTATATTTTCTGCAACATCAACTGCAAGCACTAATTCGTCCAATTCTTCTTGGATTCTTTTTGCCTGATTACGTAATGTAGTGAAATAATCGAGTGTACCAAATTCTGGCGCAACTTTACCACAAACGGTGTTCCATAATGCAACTCTATCAAATGTACTCATTTCTTTCCCCTGATTTTCTTTTGTATGCCACCCTTTTCGTGTAGCAGTTCGTTAACGCCATCAACTCCCAAGACCAATATAGCTTCTTTGGCCTTTTCTTTTGTATAGCACAATTTGTCCATAACTTCTTTTAAGTTATTTATTTTTTCTTCTTTAGCCCATGCAGCAAATGATTTATTGCGTGGTATACCCATCATAAGAAATAGATATTGTTGTTCCTTTGGGATATGAGGTAACCGATTTAATATATTAGCAAAGCCAATAGTACCAACAGATTGCCCAATACCTTTATTTATGATGAAGGGTTCATAACCTTTCATCATAGAATCAGGTCCGATATTATCACTAAGTGAAGTGAGTCTTAAATCGACCTTAGATTTATTTATTGAAGCCAGCCAATCAAATAACTTTGGGTTTGGTGGAGCCTTAAACTCCTCCTCCACCAGATCGACTGAAGTTTCCCCGAATATATTTAACATACCAATCCTTAATATTTCCATAAAGTATTAAAATAACCAAAAATAACCAAATAGAACAAAAAAACAAATACATTTCGTGGTGCGTTTCTGTCATATGTGAAAACTTTTCGTATTTAATATTTAAGTCATTTAAAACACAGTTAATGAATAAAATAGTCGCGATTAGTACATAAAATAAAATGCCAATTAAAATTTCGAACATGTCAATTCCTTGGTTATTTGTGTAGGTTGTATAAGTATACTAACTTATGCAGAAAAGTAAGTATTTTATTTAAGGTAAATCAGACATAAACTCAGTCAGACATGCCAAAATATTAAGTTCTTGGTTGGGAACAATACCATGATATTTTTGATACTCACCGAGTCTCATTATAAAAAGTGGCATGTTCTGTTTCGGTATATACCTCTCAGACTGTTTATATAAAGAATTAAAAATAGTACCAACTGAATGGTTCGCAATCCAAGATTTGGTATCTGCAAAATTCTTATCTAATACGGCTTTAAATAATATTTCCATATCAGATTTTAAGTCTTCTAATATTTCCATATCTATTGTGCCAGTCCTACGTGCATATTGCTGCAGCTCGTTTAATATCTTCCGGTTATCTGGAAAATATTGCATCACGACGCCCTTAATTGCAGCGACATCATATGTTATTTCTTCTTCTTTTAGTATTTCTAATGTTCTTTTAGCAAACTGTCGAACTAAGTCATTTAGTTCTGTTTTATTAAATTTATAATCAATAGATGCACAACGAGAATGTAATGGGCTAATAATTTTATCTGGGTAATTGCACGTAAGTATAAACCTGCAATTGTTTGAATATTTTTCCATTGCATTTCTCAATGCACCCTGAACTAACGAACTTAACCCATCAGCTTCATCAATTAATATAACTTTTGTTTGATCCCGACCAGTCAGACTAGTCGTATAAGCGTGGTCTGCAATATTCTCCCTCAATTCTTCGATGTTAAGTGAGCCATCAGAGCCATTGTACATCAGCCAGTCTGCACCTAATTCATAACATATGGCTTTGGCTAAGGTAGTCTTGCCTGTGCCAGCAGGGCCACTAAGGAGGAGGTGATTTATATTTCCATCCGCAACCATACCTTTGGCTTGCTGCTTAACCTTTTCTGGCAATATACATTCTTCTATTGTGTTAGGTCGATATTTTTCAACCCATAATAATTTTTTACTCATAAAATTTCCAATTGTTAACGAATTAGTCTAATGCCACTATTTATTTGTTTTAGTACCCAAGATTTTGGATTAACGTCGTCCATTTCTACACCATGACCCGATTCTAAAAAAGAATAAATTTCTTTAGAATTAACGCGATACCATAAAAATTTATTAGTGAAAACGTTCATGGCCAAAATAGATTTATCTGGATGCACCGCAGCAATAATATGTTTTGTTTTTCTTTTACTCATTATATTTACCTTAGTAATTTGTAGTTTTTCATAGAAGATATATGAAGGCATAAAATCATATTATAATGTTGTTTGTTGATCATTGCAAGTAATACAGTAACGTCGCAAATAATGCTACCGTCTAAGTACTCTACTGATAAAACTTTAGGTGGGTCAATCATATTGTATTCATACGATATGATATATGGACAAATACCGTCAACTATCACCTTCCTAATCACAATTTCTCTGCTTTTTGCTTTAATGATACGCCGAAATTATTAAGTGCCGTAAGACTAATAAAATTCGACCCAAAATAGTTTGCGGTTGGAATTGTGGAAATGGCATCAAACACACCTTCTGCTTTTTGATTTAGTTTTTCTACCTCAGTCGATTTTTCAGTATCCAACTCATTGCCATCGTCCCGAGTTGATAGAATTTCATTAAGTCTGCGGGTAATCACGTCATCACTTACCAATTCTGGCTTTATATGTTTGTAGTGAAAACCGCCATCGGGAGAAACTATAATTTTTCTACTGATTCCAGTATCAGGTTCTACTGAAATTGACAAGCCCAATGGATGTAGGGTTTCTCTATTAATTAGTTCAACTAACCCAAGTTGTGATAATTCATTCCAATTTATACTCTTCATGATTTATTCCTACGTATTATTATAAGACTAGCATAGTCTTTATTAGTTAATGGCTTCATGCATGGCTTGAGTGGTATACCCTCATAATTTCCATTTTTAATGGGTATATGTAGGTCACATTTGTGATTAAGGGGATGAGTATTGTACCACCCAGCCTTACATCCATTGCAATTTTTCTTCTGTGATAAATTCATAATTTACTCAAACCCATATAATTATTACGCGCATCATGCATAATATTGTGAGCTGCAATCTCATTCTGTGTTCGAATAAAAAACGAGACCTCGCCTTCTATAATTTCATCATCGAATACTCCACGTGGTGGAAAACTATTATTACCTTTAAAATCATCAGAGGTTGCGATACAAATAAATTTATCATCTAACCACGACTCGGTTTTATTAAATAATTTAGCACTAGACCATGTTTTTAAAACTAAGTCTTGGTCTTCTAGAATTACCGCGAATACCTTTGCCATTTAGAATTCCTAAGATGTTATGCTTGAGTTAGGTAATTATACCCAACCCAAGCATATTGTAAAGCAATTTCGTTGTATTTTATTATTCCACCCATTTATCAGCTAAATGGGGTACCATTAGGAATACACAACAACAACAAATATAACCCCAGACTTTAAAATACCCCATAGCACCCGAAGAAAATGTTATTTCTAGAATAAACCACGGCATAATAAAGGGCGATATAATAAGTATAGACAATCCCACTAAGGATATAATATAATTAAATTTAATTCTCATTAAAAACCTTTTTTTTTATTTTTTAGTGCTTTACTAATAAATACATCAAGTTTTTTCATCACCTTATTTGTAACGAGATAACCCACACTATGACCGTCATCCGTAACAGTCTGCGCGTTAGTTATATCAATCATTATTTTTGTAGCGATTGAAATGTCTTTTTCAAGCTCTGCGTTTTTAGATTTCATTTCTCTAAGAACGCTTTCGGCATCACCTAATTGCCCCTCATACTCACCCTCTAAATATTCTTCGTGCCCTTGTTTAGTCCATTCTATACAAGCCAATGCTTCGGACTTCTCTTTCTCAAGCCCTGCAATACGCTCTTTCCATAATATTTCATTTACAACTTGGTCAGCCACAAGTTCGCCGTTGTATTTGGTAAGCTCCGAAATCTTAAGTTTCTGCTCACCTATTTTCTTGTTGGCCTGCCTAAGACTAATAGATAAATGTATATTATTCACTACAAACCCCCCATGAGGCAGGCAACTGTCGACACAATCCCATTGTTTTGCTCAAGCTCAGTGATTTTATCGAACAATTCTACTTGACGCGCTATATCAGATATGCACCGAACCTCATGATTGCCGTTTATTGAAATATCAATATCGACTGTCTCCCAGCCATTAAATCCATCAACCAATACATCACAATCTTCAGTTAGTTGAAAATAACCCTCTGTAAAATTATATTGATTAATTAAGTAATGAGTTGCCCCTAGTGGTGCTTTATTTAAAATTATACGTTCTGCGAATATTTCTGGTTTCGATACAATACCAATAATCATTCTTATATAATCAGTTGCGATTTTTGGGCTTGAGTTTCCATTAAGATGGGGGTGTCTAAGCTGATGTTTATTAAGTAAGCCGGAACTAGATGCCATGTTATGCCTAGCTGTAGAAAATGCTTCATATACTGAACGAGATAATTTTGTTTCATTGGTCAGGCGTTCACAAGCATAATTTAACTCATCCGACACAAACATAGCCTTCGTGACCAACAAACGAGCACTTTTAGCTAATGGAAATAAATCTAAGTTATTAGTAATCGCTTGATTTCCACAAATACAACATGAAGTTCCGCACCAAGACCCCATAAAAAATCCCGATGATGGTGTTTTGTCCATGGTGACTGCCAATACCATTAACTGTGATATAAAAGTTGGCTTAATTTTTAGCTTATTATTCATTAGTTAACCCAACTTATTTTTTGATAAAATACCAATGAGCATTCTCATATAATCCGCAGAAATTTTGGGACTTGATTCTCCTGTCAGGTGCTCGTGCATAAGCTGTTCATTATTAAGTAGATTAGAAAGTCTTGCTTTATTACGTCTACTGACTGAGCCTGAGTAATGAACTGACATTGATAGATATGACTCACCGAGCAGTCGCTCACATGCATAATTTAGGTCATCTAATAGAACCCTAGCCTTGGTTTCAGGCCATCGAGAACTTTTAGCCAGCGGAAATAAATCTAATTTATTTGTTTTGACTTGGTGACCACAAATACAACATGCAGTTTTGCAATAAGAATACATATCAAATTCATATTCTACTGTAGTGTCCATCGTGGTTGCCAATGCTGTTAATTGTGATATAAAAGTTGGCTTAAGGCTTAGCTTATTTTTCATTATGAATACCCTTGGCTTAATTTTCTTCTTACTCATTAGGATTTCCTCTGTTCGGCATCACGGTGCATGGCGCAGCCGCTCCAACCCATTACTAAGTTACATTGCAGTGCAGTGACCTTATCTATTGCCACAAATGGTGCCCCTGAGATGTGATGCAACTGCCTAGCATTCAAAGTAGTACCATCACTAAATTCAAATGTGGTTATGCCTTGAGAGTTGGTGACGTCATCTATTATTTGAAGCATTTAATTATCCTTGGGGTTTATTAAATTAGCCATTATAGGCTTTGGCGACAGGATGTCGAGTAATTAACTCTTCTGGTGCATCTTCCCTCTTATATACATAATATAGTGAGTTCATTTTCATTAACGTAAGTTCTTTCTTAATCTTTCTATATTGCCACCTAACATCATCTATTATGTAAGCATCTTTGTCATAGCAGAACACTAAGCATATTTCATCATCATCACTTTCATCAGCCGCAACTACAGCGTCAAGCTTATGCTCTAATTGCACCCTCATTTCGTCTATCATTGCTTTTTGTTTATGACTACCGGACAGCCAGAATATACCGCTTTCTATAATAAGCTTCATAAGACCTGCTCTCCGGTGTTTTTGCTGTACCAGCGGTTCGCCCCACCTTGAGTTTTAAAATCTTTGCTTTTAGTAAAGGTTAATGCAGTAAAAGTACCATCACTGTTAGGAAACACACCGCTAGATAATTGTTCATTGTTGCCTAAGTCTAGTGTCTGGTTGGCCATAATATTCTCGATTCGGTAAATTTATTCAGTGGGGTTATATTACTAAATTTAACGCATGGCGTCAACCCCTATTTTCAGTAATAGTTTATGACGTGCAATAAAAACCCCACATTAGTGGGGTTTTTATATTCTACTTACGATTTAATTACGATTTAATTTTTACTAAAGACTCGGTTTTGTACACCTACGCTACCCATAGCTTCGTATGGGACAAACACCGCAGATTTATTTTCGGCCATTTTTTCTTGGACTTCTAATGCTCTTAGTTGCAATAGAGCGGGGGTAATGCCTTGGCCTATAATTTTATTTTTATCACGTATAGCTTCAGCTAGCTTAATCTGAATACCGTAGTTGGCGTCAGCAAGAGCTAATTCGTTTTTCTTTTTAACTATATCAATGGCTGCCTGTGCCTTTTCTTTGTCAATGGCTAGCCTACGCTTTTCGTTAGCCTGTATTGCATCTGTTACTACCGTTGGGTATTCAATGTTACCGATTGCTATATTAGATATTTCTAGTGGTGTAGTCACAAAGGCACTTGATATAACTTCTGCGATTTGAGCACTAATGCGTTTGTAGTTTTTATGTACTTCATCGACGTTATACTCACTAATAATTTCTCGTGTTTTATTACGCACAATCATACGACCATAAACAGCATACACTTCATTGAAGTTAATTTTTTCGTCTGGTCCCGCAACAATATCATTAAACATAGTATTTATTACTGCCGGAGACCCCGCGATACGTCCAGCAAATCTGACGTCAACTTTGAGTGTTAGTTTGTCTGATAAAATTACATCAACACTTTCATTATAAACTTTAGTTGATGTGTCTAATGTAATTAGGCTATCGCGACCCCAAAGAGTGTATTTACCGGACTCAAGTACTTCTGGTAAATATCCCGAAGTGGTTAATATTTTTCCTTTGGATGCTGGTGGTACCGTATAAAAACCACACCCCGTCAATGTTAGTATTAATGCTGATATAATTAAAAATTTAATCGATTTCATTTTGAATATCCTTAGTGTTTTGTTTTAAAATTTCGTATTGCTTTTCTAAATTTTCAGCATCTGGCTCGGCATCTGCATCAACCTTGTCCACAATCACATGTTCTGTTTGAAATGAGCGTTTACCGCTAAAAGTAGTACTCTCAAATTTAACAGGTAAGCCCATAAAACTTATTACAGATAGTAACATTACAACCTGCAATAAATAGATGTGCTTTTTAATAATTTTTGGTAGTTTTTTGGCATATACTCTATATAAATATATCGACAATGCCCATATAATTACTAACCAAATATATTGATAAATCATTTTTTTTAGTCTCGCTTAGTTATTACAGTCTCTCTATCTCTCTCCACCAACATCAATTTTTATTTATTCATTACTTTATTCCCTGTGGTTACATTAATAAAAAAATAATATTACTTGCACTAGAAATCCCCAGTTAAGGGGCGGTGTATTTTAGTATGCGTGTCTATTTTTTTCATAGGCATTAGAACACACCTTACAGTCTGTATAACAAGAATCTTCGTAATCCACATCAGCACCGTACCTTGGTATGGGCTTACCACAGGCTGTAGTGTTAACCCTAGAGATAAGGTGGGTTTTGCTAGGTGTAGATAAATGTCCACTGTCACTCATTCTCTTCCAAGATACATTCATTTTATATGTCCATCTCATACTCATACGCAGCGGTTGCTACTTCGTCATATATGTCTTGGCCAAATGCTGATATGGCTTCAGCTTTAGTTATAGACTCATCCGCATAAGCATAATGACATGCGTTGTACTTCAACTGACTCATCTCTTCAGCTAGTGTAGGCTTACATGGACTCCAAGTATCACTAGTGTCTGAGTTGAAATCTTCGATTTGGATTCTTAGAAGGTCTTTACATGATGACATTTTATTTACTCGTTTGTTTTGCTTCAGTGGCGATATAATAGTACATCTAAATTCGTATGTAAACACTTATTCGCAACTATATCTTAATTAATTACTATTTCCTAAAACCCCTGCTAAATAACTGCTTGTTTAAGCTTGCCATAAATCATCGTTATATATTTTCTCTGCGCTTATATATAATTTATATGCAATAAGGTACCGCCAATACAGAGTTACATGACGGTCGTGAATAAAATATTTCATACTCTGCAACTCTTAATTAAATTATCTGTTATTGTTGTCATGCTAACCCCTATAGCCCCGAAGGGCTGGTTAAATTATTAAGCAGATATGTATCTTCGAACTGCTTCCGCACCAAGCAATGAAATACCGACACTGTCACCAACTTCTTTTATATTCCAACGTGTTGTGATGTGTTTTTTTGAAATTAACTTAGTTGCTGTTTTTGAGCACGTTAAGATACATTCTATTCCAGCGATGTTTTTATTTAATATTTTCATTATTTTGTCTCTGTTGTCTGCTTCAGTACGGATATCTTACTAAATCTAAATCATGGCGTCAACGCTAATTATCAAACAATGACCCCCGCCCAAAAAAAACCCCAGTTAATTTATTGGTGTTTTTTCATTAATTTACCCGCTTTGGTAAGTTTGGATTGAAAGAGTAAAGCCAAATCGATATTTTTCTGCCTTTCATCTCCCACGACAACGACTTTAACTGTTGAGGTGTTAGACATCCCATAAGAACAATTATTGACTGTTATAAATAACACTCCACTTGAATCAACAGATACTTCAGTAACTACACCCGCCCTTTCAAATGTCATAGGTATAATTTTATCGCCAATTTTGACATCGCCAATTGGAATGGTTATAAGGTCGTTATAATAATTTTGAGAAGCAAGGCCACGAGGCGTCAACCTTGTCTTAGAGCCGCGACATTTAAAACATGTTGATCCGTCAACCTGATTATAAGAATAATGTCCAGTACCACCACATCTACCGCAGACTTGATTTTCAAATACTTTAGTCATAATATTCTCGGTTGTTTACTTCAGTACCGATATCTTACTAAATCTAAATCATGGTGTCAACACTAAGTATTAAACAACGACCAAAAATCTTCATTTTGTTTTATTTCTATTCCATCTCTAATTTTAGTAAGTCGGCTACAAAATTCTGAGGTGGTTAATATTGTACGACTAATATCAGATTTACCAATAGAATGTTTTAGTACTGCATTATTTGTAGCCGTCAATGCCTTAATAAATTTAGTGTTGGTGGCCAAGGCAGTAAATGCGGCATCTAATAAGCCCTGATATTCCTGACTGTTTCTTTTTAGTTCCAAACCTTTCCACCAGAGAGTTTGCGTCTTATACCATTTTTTTGGTTTACCTTTAAACTTAGCTTTCTTTCCCACCAAGGTACAAACGTGTGCCTGCATCATTTCATTTTTAAATTTAAATGACTGCAATAGACCTTCCATGCTAGCGCAATCAACACCATCAAACACAAATGCATGTGGAGCAAAATTAGATAACGCACTCTCTGGGTAACCAGAACCAGAACCAATATTCATTACCACGCACCCCCGCCAGCATTATCTAAATCGAATATAGCTATAACTCTATCCTGCCTCGATGTATCTCCGTATCCACTTCCACTAGTTTCATCATGCGAGTCGCCCGACATTAAATTTAAGTTTCCGGAGTCTTCAAGATACCATTGAACATCACAGTCATTATTATCATTCTGTAATTCTCGTCTAACATCATTAAGTGCTTTTATAGCTCTTTTTATCTTACTTCTTTGTTTGGTTGTTAGAGTTATAACTGACATTATCTTATTTTCCTATGTTATCTAAATTGTAATTTTTTAGCTTTATTTTCAAGAAAAATAGAAAGCTTTTTACATTCATCAAGAAACAAATCAAATTCTTCTTCGGTCATTTGATGGTCTTCTGCCACTGAGCCTTCTTCGCCATATGACCGTGCATTTTCAGCAGCAGTCAATATTGCATTTAGTCGAGCCTGTTTCCTTAAATCACTTAAAGCCATAATTTTATTCTCCTATTATGTTGTTCATAATTACCATCCCCCACCGCTAGAATATTCTAAATCAAACATAGCTATTACCAAGTCTTGTCTTCGCCCATATCCAGTGCCATGCCCCGTGTCATCATGGGAATCGCCTGTCATTAAATTTAAATTGCCACAGTCTTCGAGATACCATTGCATATCACAATCGCCATTCTCGTTGTCTAGTTCTCGCCTGACATCGTTTAAAGCTTTTATGGCACGATTAATTTTATTTCGCTGCTTTGACGTTAATAATATACTCATAACTTACTCGATAACTCACGGTTACTAAATATTTCTTCGATTAATGCCCTTTCGGTAAGCGGTAGATGATACTCAAACTTTTCTAAAACCAATCTTACACTTAGCTCGCGGTTTTCGTGGTCAATTCTAGACTGCCTAATAAGCTCGTCACGTTGACCTTTTAAGTGAGCAATTCCATAAAAAACAAAAGATAATATAAAAGATAAAATTGCAGTAAATGCGGATAATATACAGAATGCAATAATCATATATTATCTCCATATCTGGTCAAGTTATTGAACGCTGTCATCGAATTTTGTCTATTTAATTCAACGCAAGTATTAACCGGAAGGTTAGGTGTAGCAAGAGTATTTTCTTGATGCGCAACGACACTAATCTTATTTTCAGCTGAAAATTTATGATATAACTCATTGGCTTCTTCACTACTCATCCCAGATAAACCCCTTAAGTCATATGGGGATACATGACAGCGTCCAAAATTAGGGAACATATTATCAACATCTTTGCTCTGAAAAACTATTTTAGTATATTCTGATAAATCACTAACTTTTCTAGAAACCAAGCAAATGTTATGCTCTTCTAGTAAGTTGGCCAGCTGAATTAAAAACTCATTGTTTTTAATTTCAACAGCCGATTTAATACGAGAAAAGTAATTCATCGGTAATGCAATAAACTCCCCCATTTTATTTTTAATTACCCACATTTCGGTGTTTATGTCAACACCAACAAAGGAAACTTCTTTAACTTTTACTCCGCAACCAGCGACACGCCAACTGCGGTTAATTAACATACCATTTTTTGGGGTTCCGGTACCATCCCACTTTACTGCTTCATTATTTGACATTATTCTACTTCCTGTTCCATTGGATTTAAATCAATCATACCATCACCTAATATCGTAGTCACTATTCCATTGGCCACGACCAAGGAATATTCATCACGGTCAATTGAACCAGATTCCATTTCTTTAATTCTGTTGGTATCTTTACCCTTAAGGCGGTCACGGATTTGTGATGTGCTGATTTTTAAAACCCGCTCAATATACCTAAGTACTGCATGGTCACTAATTATTTCTTGGTTTTGTTTACGCTTAATGAGCCTTTCTGTATCAGATAATTGAACTAATTGGTTTTCTAGTGATGTATCTATTCTTTCAGATGTTGCTAAATTTAAGCCAGATAAATCAGATAAATCTAAATCTTTTCTGTACTTTAATTGTAATAATTCAGTGGCTTCTTTATTTTTGGTAATTGCCTTTTTGACTGTAGCAACTCTTCTGCGTATGACAGTGGGGGTTAATCGCTCTTCTTTAAATGAAATCACTTTACTTTCCTTCTGTTAGTTGAGTAAGATTTATTTCTAACTCAACAACAAATATTATACATACGTTATTTGAAAAGTAAAGTGTATTTATTACATATCGTAGCTACTGAAGTTTCCTTTTAATGATACATTAATGACTTTATCGAAACGGTCCACAATTTCTGGTCTATGGCTAATTACAAACAAATTAGATTTGCTCATGTCATGGAATATATTAAATAGAGAATCGATACCCTCTTTGTCCAAGCTACCATCCAACACCTCATCAAGAATCAATAAATTACTGGATATAGTATTTTTTGATTCGGCTAGCTTACGCCATGTCAGTAGCAATGAAAGGTTTATTCTCATGCGCTGCCCGTTACTAAAGCTACCGTAACTGAAATTGTCACGATATCTAGATTTAATGGTTTCGTTAAATTCTTCGTCTAATACAAACGAGTAATTCGCATTCATTATTTCTAGGTTGTGGTTGACTGTCTTGTTGATCAAAGGAAGAAATTGCTTAATAATTTTAGCCTTTAAGCCATTATCCTTTAGCATCATTTCTGCTAGCTTACATAGCTCATGTTCTTCAGCTATTTCTGCCCGAGCACTAACTAATTTTTGTATTGTGCCATTAAAGACATCAATTCGATTAAAAAACTCTTTAGTGTCAGTATTACCCCGTGAAAGTACATCTTGCTTATCATTAACCAATCCATTTTTGACAGAAACTTGGTCTTTTATTCTAGTTTGGATTCCCCGAGCCTTGGTAATTATATTTTCGCATGCAGTTTTCCAATCTTTCAGCTGCTGTACCATAGAATTAACATCATCAATAACTTTATTTTGTTGTCTTTTTAATTCTTCATTTGATGTTATATAATTAAGTTTTTCGTTGACTAGGGTATTATCTAAAACCGATTGTTTTTTCTTATTGCTTATCGCATCAACTGAAATATTAATATCTGCATCTAACGCACTAACTATCTTAGCTTTAAAATTAGGGTCTATTACTTGTTGACACACATTACAATTGTCATTATCAACATAGAATGATTTTGTTTTAGTATTCACTGCAATACCACGATTTAGATTATTTACATCTGCAGTGACTGTAGATATTTTATCTCTACTGGATTGGATTTCTCCACGAGCAGAGCTAATCAAATTTTCTAAGTTAGTTAGCTCTGCTTTAGCATCCTTAAATCTTTCTGTCTGAACTTCCTTGTCGACCTGTGGCTTGTCGCCTGATTTTATTTCGTGGTCATTCCTTACCGCCGATAAATCATTTTCTAGTCCTAATAGTGTTTTATCAATATTATCAATACGTAAGTCCAGTTGCTCGACTTGCTTGTCACCCATCTGTTCTGCCTGTGAAATTAGGTTCCTAATTTCCTGAATAGAACGCTCAGTATCATTGTAGTCATTTTCTAATTTTGACCCATTGATCTTAACTTCCTTCACTCTATCCTTTAATACAGACGACATTTGGCCGATGACTTCGATGTCTAACATTTGCTCAACTACAGTTCTACGAGAAGCTTTATCTAATTCCATAAAAGGAACATATCCGGTTGATGCAATAACCACGACCTGATTAAATGTCTTGATATTAGTCTTTAATATTTCAGATTCCAATTTAGCCTGTAAATCTTTTGATGCCGCATTTTGGTCTAATAAGTCACCGTCCTTAAATACCTTAAAAATTGTAGGCTTCTGGCCACGATGAACTTCGTAGTTAATGCCACTAACCGTGAAATTTACCTTAACCACCATGTTTTTCTTATTAACTGTGTTAATTAGTTGGCTTAACGTAACGTCACGTAATACCTTACCGAAACACCCATAATTTAGGGCATCTACGATAGTAGTCTTACCTGCGCCATTACCACCTCTAATTATTGTTGAGTGTTCTTCGTTTAGTTCCATTCTAACTGGCTCACTTCCGGTTGCCAGAAAATTATGCCATTCTACGAAATTAAATTTAATCATGTTGTTAACCTTCTACTGTGTGCGCCATCTACTGTTCTTGTTATTTGATCTGCGATGGTAGTAATATCATAAGTAATACGAATTATTTCTGCTGGATAAAAATGATATTCTATGTCATTACAGTAATTCAATATCATGTCTTTGGATAATGTAATTGCCTCTTCTTCGGTTTCCATGAGTGCATAAAGCGTACAATCTCGGTTTTCATTTTCATGGTATACACAAAATTTATATTTTTTGTCCGAATACATTAAAATATTAGCAGCATTCATTAGTCTATTTCTCCTGCTATGGGTTAAGTTTTTGTGCTGTGGAGTGAATAGATAGCATTAGTTTGGTTAATGCATCTTTTCGTTCTGGATATATTTGATCTATATATTCCTTAATCAAATCCTTGGTTGACTGTACAGTCAGCTCACCATCAACATCCACGTCACACTCATCCCCATCTCGATCAATAAATGGTTCTATTACAGTAAGTGTCGCAGCACCACAACAATCTAATTTCATAAACCACGCTTCGTATTTATTAAAATCTTCGCGCTCTTCTATTGTGACTTTGATATGTTGGTCACGATAATCCACACCTTCAACTATAGCATCCATACTTTTATTTTCATTGTATGTAAGTCGATGATAGATTTCTTTATTGTTTTTAATAAACTCCATCTCTAAATTAGATGTGTCTAAGTTCCAAAAACCTTTCTCGTGACCGAAGTCGCCCCAAGTCATTTGATAGCAGGTACCTAGATATTGAATATTGTCATATTTACCAGCAGAATGAAAATGGCCACTTACGCATAACTTAAACCGATTAAATGTACTGATGGGTAACCCATCAGTACATACAGAAGACTCCATGCGAGCGCCTTTTACTTCAAAATGACCAAAGCATACATCAGCATCGGAATTTCCAATCGCGTCCATGACATGCTCTTCATTTTCATCACAAATCCACGGACAGAAAAGAATTTTAACACTATCAATTGTCATTTCTGTCACTGTATCAATAATAGTTATATTAGAATAACCACTTAAATGTTCGGTAATTGAATTGGGGGATATTTTATTTTTATAAAACATGTCGTGGTTGCCGATGATTGTGATCATTCTAATACCCAGAACTTCCAATGGATTAAAAAATCTACGTTTCCATTCAGCTAACACGAATGTGTTTGTATTTGGTCGGACATCAAATAAGTCTCCCGTTTGTAAGAAAACCTTAATGTTATTTTTACATAGATATGGTATAAATACTTCAGCTAAATAATCTAATTGGTGCTTCATTACTAATTCAGAACCACGCCCCTCACCTAAGTGTAAATCTCCAATCATCGGTAACATATTATTACTCCCCCTGCGGAACTAGTTCTGGTTGCGGCTCAACTTTTTGTGAATCAGCGACACTATCAATGACACCCTTCCATGAACTCCAATTGGTTATAGTAGCATCAATAGCTTGCTTATCTAGTTTATAAAATGCATGAATAAATAAATTAGATATATATTTATATAGCTTTCCGCTTATTAGGGAATCCAATACTTCTTCTGATGCATCTTGTAAGCATTTATCAGCATTACATTTCATAAACTCACCAAGAAATAATTGGCCAACTAAATGACCTTGATATCTCATATGTTTATCGGTCACAGCTTTACCGTTAGCAAAGCGGCATATATTAATAAATGCTGCCTTTCTCTTATTTTTAATTTCAATACCCACCATGAAGAAAACACCTTCCTTGACAATGGCTTTCCATCTTTTTAAATCTTTTTTACTTAGTTCACTCAATTTATTCTCCTCAGTTTGTACGTAAAGCTTAAATTTTCTTAGCAATACGAGTAATAACAAATGCCACAACCCAGTTGCATGAGTTGTGGCATTTAATGTAATTTATTATGTATATTTAGCGCCTAATTACTCAGCTTGAGCATAAATTCGTTGACCATCCCAAATATAAGTTATGTCGACTTCCAGCACATCAGAAAAAAATCTATTTTGGGCTTCTTCTTCTTCTTCTTCTTGGACTGAATCTGATTTCCTTACCCAAATCTCATCATTTGATACAAGACCTAATTTATTAAAGTCCTCATATACGCCATTCATATCAGAACATAAATCGGCCAGTGCTTCATCTGTGCTTGATAGTGCTTGGGTAATGGTATCAAAACTTTCATTAGTCGACATTTTATGTTCTTGAAGTTCTGTGTGGTTTTTTTCACATATAGACATAACATCAGCGTTAAATTTTGTCTGGTGATTGGACCTATCACTTAGTTTCTTTAATATACTATATATTTTATCTTGATTTTCTTTAATTTCTTCAATTTTATTGTGATTATCAACTGCAATCCTAAGACCACCATTTACAATTTCACATAATTGCACAATATCCTCTGCATTAACACCCTTCTGTGCATCACGTCTAGCCTTCATTCGGTCTAATAGGCCTGAAGATTTTTCTTTCATAAACATCAGATTCTCCTCGTTATTGATGGCTTACTGGTATTAGCAAGCCATCGGTGTAATATACTTATTAATTAATACAATGTAAAGTTTTATTTTATAAATTTTCTTCTACGAATTCAGCAAGCGGTGAACGCTCAACACCTTCGAGATGAATAATAGATGCACGATCCCACCCAGCAAACTTCTGACACATGTATGTCAACCCAGAAGAATTTTCAGAAACATATTCATTGTCTATTTGACCTAAGTTACCCATCATAATAACCTTGCAGTTTTTACCAGCCCTAGATAGTAAAGTTTTGACTTGCTTGGCATTTAAATTCTGAGACTCGTCAATAATAAGAACTTTATAATTTAATGATCTTCCTCGCATAAAACCTAAGTTTTTGAGGGTTATAAAGGGTGCCTTTTCACCATCAATTGATATGCGTGGATGATATTCCTCTATCTTAGAAATTCTGGAAATTTCTTCCATATTATCATACACTGCTCCAGCCCAAGGTGCAAGTTTTTCATGCTCAGATCCCTTTAAAAATCCAATTTCGGCGAACTGTGAATCCATGGTTTTACCAAATATAATTTCATCTAAATTATAATTCTTCTTACCTTTTACCATCTCAGTTGCAGCTGCTAATGCCAATAAAGTTTTACCTGAGCCAGCTGGCCCAAACAATATAACCAAGTCCTTTTCCTTAGAAAGCATACACTCAATCGCAATAGATTGATTGACGCTCCGCCCAGTGACTCCAGCACATCGACGTTTTGAAAACAGGGATAGGCGAGAAAATTTTAATTCAGCACCAATTCTATTCTCGTCGTCGTGCTCAAAGAAACCCACAATTTCTGCTGCAAAGTCATCAGCTTCATTATACAACCAAGTACCAGTTAGCGACTGAAAATTATTGGGGTCTACATCGAATGGTAAGCATGTAATTGGAATAATAATACCACCACAAGACTTCTGCGTCACTTCTGTATTATCAGATAATGAGTTATGCCATCCACACGGAACTTCAATTAAACCTTCCGGTAGATAGTCGATATCCTGAGATATCATATTATTTTTGACTTTTTCTACGAGACGCATACCACACGCTTTAGCTTTTAATCGTAAATTAATATCATTAGAAACTAATATTACATCAGTGCTGCTATCTGATAATGTCAATTGATATTCAAGTGCAGTATTAATTATGACATTATCCGCGCAATCATTATCTAAGTCGGATACTATCAGTGTGGGTTTGTTTGATATAATTAGATGAGCTTCTTCATGGCAATTAACAAGCCCAGACCCACACATTAAAATACCCTCAGATAAATCAGCTTCGGTATCATCGATAATGTCATCGAGCACTCGTATAGCTACACGAGCATCACGAGATAAATCATTTTTCCTCATTTTTATATTATCTAACTCTTCTAATACAGCCAACGATACTATTACTGTATGCTCCCCAAAAGAAACCAAAGATAGGGGATTATCTAATAAGATATTAGTATCTAGAATGTAGATTTTTTTCATTAAAAACTCCAAAATGAGTGTAGTTTTGGCATCATTGCCTTTTATACGTGACCAGCGAAACCTACGGTAGCTTCACGGCCATTGTTTGTAAAACGATAAACCTGATTTAATACAATAAAGAATACTTGACCTTGTCTTCGTTCTACTTTTACTTTCAATGTAGGCTCAACCAACCTAAATTTTTCTATCACAGCCTCAATGTAAACTTCGGTCAGTGCAATAAAACTTTCGCTTGGACCATTCACAATTCGCTGTGTTGTTCCCATCTTTTCCATCATCTTACTCCAATATCATCTTCCAATAAATCCTCAATTAACCCTAATTCAGTGGATAACTTTACTGATTTTTTCTGGAGAGATTTGCGCTGCTTCACTGATATTAGAGCACAGACTAACCAAACAACAAGCCAAGTACCCACAGTAATACAAGATAATATTAAATGTAGAATATTTGATGTTTCTACGTTGACAATATCAGTAGATATCTTTGCTAATTTAACTTTTACGTCACGTCTTTGATATTTCAATTCATTAAGTGTCATATTTTCTTCCCTTTGGTTAGTTGAGGTCAGCAGGTACTAGCTTTAGGTTATTATTAAAATCTTCGGCTATTCTAAAATACTTACCCTCAAAGTTATAAATCATATCAAAATTAACTTTAATATATTTTCTTTTAGGTTGCGTAGTAGAACTTAATACAGTTGGTATAGCATTTATCCAGTGAGTTTTATGCCCTAGCATTATAGCTCGCTCATAGGCATCTATTGGGCATTGATTGTTCTTTAGTGCATAGCTAACAACTGAAGATATTTTATATTTCATGTTACTGCCTTCAATAATTAACATCTCAGAATCAGTTAAATTAACCATCTTTGTGTTCTTTCTACTATTTTTGTTAAATTTTTCAAATGACTCACGCTCAACGATTGTAAAAACGGAACCATGTTCAATCACATAATCTTTTTTAAACGTAGACATAACAAACACCTTTGGTTAATTCGACTAGGAGATATTTCCTAGTCGATGTATACATTATACATAGATAATCATGTAAGTATACTAAAAAGTATTTTGTTTTACGTACTTACTATAATCAACCCCACCAATGAGACCGGAATGGGAATATTCACCCACCCTCGCCTCAAAGAAATTAGTGTGTTGTTTTCCACCTAAAACATAATCCATCCAAACTAATGGATTATTAGAAGTATTGAAGATCTTACCGAGCCTAAGTTGAGATAACCGCAGGTCACATAAATAATCAATATAATCTTTCATGTCCTGTTCAGTCATGTCCTCAACTGGACCCATATCAAATATCAACTCGATATATCGATGTTCAGCATTTCTCATTTTAACTATTAACTTATTAATGAATGAGTCCAGTTCTAGATTTTCATCTGGACTTAATTCTAATCGCACTTCAGAGAGAACTCGCATGTTATTCTTTACGTGCTCATTTTCATCTTTAAGTGAATATTCATTTACCTGATTAAGTCCCATCATTAAACCAAACCTTTTAAGGTTCAGCATGGCAGCGAATGCACCAAACAAGGCAACACCCTCACATAATAATAGTAACGCCAAAGCTTTGCCGAAATCTAATGGTTTTGATAGATCTAAGCCATCTAAATCCACCATAATATCTATCTTTTCGGACATTTCCTTATATTCCATAAATTCACCCCAAGTGCTTTCGGGCATATCCAATACTTCAACACCCAGCGCATATGATCGTTGATGTACCGATTCTTTTGATGCAAAACTCATCCACATATTACGAATTTCGTTATTACCTACATGTGGTAATAACTTACAATATAAAGCACCAGCCGCTACGTCCATTTGTGTAAATATAGCCAGAGTTTTATTTAGTAAGTTTTTAGTAAATTTGGCAGGTACGTTCGTAGTATCTAACCCACCATCAGCATGAAACTGACGAATATCATCACTAAATTCCAATTGGTGAACATCCCAATACAAATCAATTGACTGTTCCTGTGTAGCCTCCATCGCCCATGGATATTTAAATGGTCGATACGTTTCTGTTTTCTCAAATATTGACATATTTTTTACCCTTCACAGCTTCTACATTCTTCATATTTATTTTCAGTTTCAACTGCAACCGCATTTAGCGGTGCCTTGATTCCACCATCAGAGACTTTAGCTTGGACTGCAGCCTCTGCTCTGCAGTAATACAAAGACTTTACTCCCTTCCACCACGCCGCCATATGGATATCTGACATTTCCTGCAGCGTTACTCCCTTGGCTACCGAAATATTCAGTGATGATGACTGACAAATCTTTGGTGTTCGGTGCTCAGCCTGCTCAATCACCCACATTTGATCAATCTCAGTGAATGTTTTAAAGACTTTCTTGTCATGCTCAGATAAGAAATTTAGATGTTGGACACTACCGTTTTTATCAATAATATCTTTCCATATGTCAGCCAACCATTGTTCGTCATAATCATTGCTGTTCATGTCTGCTGCATATTGAGTTAATATTTTATCTAAGTGTTTGTTTTTAATCAAAAACAAACCAGCTCTTCCTTTGCTAACAAATGCATTAGCAGACCATGGCTCAACCGAAGGGGATACGTTAATCATTTGAGAGCTAGACGCGTTCGGTGCTAATGCCATAAGATGGCTATTTCTAAACCCAGAACCTCTGCAATCAGGAGATTCACCCCTTTCTATACCTAAACACTTTGATGTGGTTTCTGCCTGATTTTTGATGTTATTATAAATCAAATTAGTGTGTTGTATGGCACTATTAAATCCACCGGATTCAAATGGGATTGATTTGGATTGCAAATAACTATGCCATCCTAAAGTCCCCAACCCTAAAGCACGTTCTTTTTTTGCTGAATAAACAGCTCGGCTTAATTCTGGTGGTGCCAACCTGATGAAATATTCCAATACATTATCAAGCATACGAATTAAATCGCCAACTAAACCTATATCCTTCCATTCGTCATATTTTTCTAAATTAAGAGAGGATAGGCAACACACAGCTGTTCTTTTTTCTGACGTCATTAACGTAATTTCTGAACATAGGTTGCTCTGGACTATATTATACATCGGGTTGCGTACTTGCTTGGGTATGTTTCGATTGACGGTATCAATATATAATAAATAAGGTTCGCCAGTCTCAAAACGAACTTCCATTAATTTTTCCCAAACTTCACGGGCATCTAACATACGACCAGTACCGCCATGCTTGGGGTCCACCAGCTCATATTTTTCACCGCCAATGACTTTATACATAAAATCATCAGTGATATTTACGCCATTATTAATATTAAAACATTTTGTGTTTGAGTCACCACCAACTGGATTTCTCATGTCAATAAAGGTTAATATTTCAGGGTGATCAATATTCATATAGGCTGCAATAGAACCTCGACGAGCTTCTGTTTGTTTATATGATAATGCATCTGCATCATAACCACGAAGATGAGACATAACACCAGTAGATTTAGCGTCAGGTGAGCGATTAGATGGATATATTCCAATACCACCACCGAGCATAGATAGCCATCTAGTTTCCGTGTTTGCATTAACTAAACCTTCTTTAGTGTCAGGGATGTACGAAAGAAAACAGGAAATTGGCATGCCACGTGGTTTAACTTTTTGTTCTAACCATAACCCCAACTTTTCAAAATCATTCTCCTCATTCATATAAGGCCAATTAACTTCTTGTGCGTTACTGAGTACCGGACTAGCGAAAGTGAAATATCCAAGACTAGCAGCGTCATATATACGCTGTGCTAGTTCATAATCACCGAAACAATATGATGTTGCTGCACGAGCAAAACCATGTTGGGGACTAGTCTCGTGGTTCATTTTATAGAACCCTTTTTTTGTTAATAATACCTTACCTTGCTCAGGTAAAAGAGCGTCACGTGCTAAATCAATATCAATTCCTAAATATGATTCAATCATTTTTAACTTCAGCTTTCAATATAATTTCCTTGATTTTATCACTCCCAGTATACAATAGACCATTATATAATGATGATGGTAGGGTTTTTATTTTAATTTCTTGGTCTATCAATTCTTGAAATTCTACATCAACATCAACAAATTCAACATCAATAGACAGACCTTCTAATATTTTTTTAGATACCCATTCATGTAAAATCACACATGACGGGCACCAAACAGCAGTATATATTTTAATTTTTCTCATATTTCTCATGTTTTTAATTTATCAAAGTTTAATGAATTAGCTCTAGATGCACCAAGCACTGTCAAATCGATTGCACCAAAATCCGCACCTTCTGTGCTATTTGTTTTGCTCGATTGCCCAGAATTGACTTCATTAGATGCTTCCCGTTTTAAATCATATAGACGCATTTTACTACGCTCTACACCAATCATGAACTTCTTATAATAGTTAGGGTCACCGTATCGATTTTTTATTTGACCAACCATTATTTTATTAGTTTTCTCCCATTCTTCATTTGACATTAGACCAAATAATAAATCAACAGTAGCAGATAAGCCATGTGATTCAGATACATCCTCAAAACTAAGATCGCTTGATTCCTGACCACTTCGATTTGTTTGTGTTGCGGAAATAATAGGTACCTGAAATTCAACAGCTAATGCCCTAACTTCTTCTGCAATATTCTTAACTTTAGTGTAAGAATTATCACTGTTAGTACCGCGATTAGTTGCACAAATATTTAGATAGTCGATATAAATAACATCAAATTCTAAATCTAATTTATTTTTACATTCAATAAGTAAATTTCTAAAATGACCAGCGTGGGCAGAACTCGTTGGATATTGTTTGAATATTATATTCCCACCCAAACTTTCCATTTTCTTTATGTATATATTTTGACGAAGAGTAAAATCTTCTTTTGACATATGTTTCAAGGAGTTTAATGGTACGTCCATTAGATTAGACTCTAATCTTTCTGCTAATTTCAGCTCCGCCATCTCTAATGATATATAGAGTACTTTTTTACCTGCCATAGCTTGAGCTGCGGCAATAGAGCACATCAGCAAAGATTTACCTACACCAGTACCAGCAAGAAATACATTCAATGTACCTTTACCTACACCACCATCTGTGACCAAATCTAACATTTCAAGATAGAAGCTAAGTCTTTCTTCTTCGCTACAATATAAATCGTATCGCAGATGACTGTCTAATATAAAGTTATGACCAATAGAATTATCAAAAGAAAATGATAACGCTTCTTGGAATACATTTGCTATCGAATCTAAAATATTACCCGCTTCGAAATCACCATATGTTTTCTCGAAGGCTTGGCTTATCCTTCTGCGTTGTATAAATTTTTCGGTGTGCTTAGTTAACCATTCATTATCAGTTACTATGTACGCACCATTACCGAGTACATCATTTACTGTATTTTTATCTAATTTGGTTATCTGTGGTAATTCCTTAAGTTCGACCACAATTTCTCTAACGTTTGGACTCTTACCATATAATGCGTGATAGTCGATCAAGACTTGAGCAATACAACACTCAGTCTCCTCGACAAAATAATCAGCACTGAGGTACGGTAAAACTTTTGAGGCATATGTAATGTTGTTAATTATATTATTGAGTACAATCGACCCCATTTCCCCATCTGCTATTCCACTACTCATCAATTACCCATTTAGTTTGTATTTCTTTGATGCAAACTCAGTAAATTTATCGTTAGTTATTAATGCCTCATAAAATTCAGACTTAATATCCTTAACCCTCACATTACCACCCATAACCTTTGTGTCAAAGTCCATTAACTTAACCCAAGCACCGGACACTTCTATAAATCCAGCTTCTTTGGCTAATTCATATAGGCCAGAATAACGATCAATGCCGCCTTGAAATGTAACTGCAATCGGAAACTTACTACCCTCTATAACGGTACGAGATTTATCTGCATTTAGAGTAAATGTAAAACCATCGAGTTTTTTTGTGTCCTTTTGTGTAATCTTACTGCGACTAATAAAGAAAACATCATCACAGGATAGGAACACTTTCTTACCACCAGCATAAACTCTGGTTGGGTATTTATCCATTGTTTCATAAAATGAGTTGATCAGTACAAAATCTATTTTTAATTTATTTAATACAGGAGTAACCACACGAAACAAAGAATTCATAGTCTTGGCGCGGGTCATATCAACTGGCATGTCAGCACGTTCGACTGCATCCATGGCTTCTTTTTTGGAAGCAAGCCCACCAATACTATCACAAACAAACATAATTTTATCTTCTGGCTCAATACTATCCAATAACTTGGCCATGTCATGTTTCAATTCATCAATAGTAACTACTGGAGTATGAAGTATTCGGTCCATATCAATACCTGCACTAATCCAGTAATCCAGAGAACTAAACTCACTATCATAAAATACACAAACACCAGTTTTATGTTTAACTTGAAATGCTTTAACCATTTGAATTAATAAGCCAGTTTTGAATGTTCTTGACTCACCAGCCAACATAGTTATGCCGCCCGTTAACCCACTAAAAACCGAACCACCAAACGCTAAATTTAATATCGGAATGGCTGTTGGAGTTACATCATATTTAAAAAATTCTGATTTAGATAACGCACTTGAACCTACTACAGTAGATAGCTTTTTCATTCGATCTAATAATTTACTCATTTACTCTCCTAAAAATTACAAAAGACCTAGTTCTTTAAGGTCGTCATTTTCCAAAAACACATCACGAAGAACATCATAATAAGTATGTTCTTTAGTAAATGTATTCCACATATACTGCACCGTCCTACCCTTAATAATAAACTGTTTTTCGGTACCACCACAAGCAGGCACCCAAGATTCTGATTCTTTTAGTTCAAGTAATTGGTCAAGTGTAATCATAATAATACCCCTTTAATTTCAGTAGGCATATGATACCTGATTGAATGTAAAAGTAAACCATCACACAAAAAAGAAATCGGAACCCATAACATTAGTTATATCGAGTGTGCCCTTTTCTGGTGGTAACGGCAGTAGGTCAACATCAAACCCAGACCTTTGCATTTGTTCACACCAACCCACATACCAAATGTGCATCCAATCCTTACTGTATATTTCAATCCACGCCTCTTTAGCACATAGGAGTAATTTATCTGCGTAATTTGGATGGCAACCAAAGCTGTCATGTACCATAGCAAACTTATTTATGCCTTCAGATAAACATTTGATTACAGTAAGTAATAAGTGGCTTGCATCATTACCATGTATTAAGTTTGGTGATGACGATGCCTCTGCTTTGCCTTTGTCAATTTTATCAGTCGGGGTATGTATTTTATAATCAACCCGCCTACCATTTATTTTAACTTTGAGGGTTTTTGATGTTGTCTTAAACGGACTCTGTGAACATTTCCCGCCGATTGGATTAACCCAGTTCATCGGTAAATTATGCTTCGCTAAGACACCAGCACATTTTTGTACCCATTCCATAAACGCCATCGGACCTGCGAGTGATTCCGACATCCCATCCCAGATACGCTCACCCATCCAATTGCCGCTACTAAACACATCACTAAAGCAATCTTCTTTATTTTTTTCGTCGATATAATCCTGAATACCTTCTTTAATTCCATATAGCTTAGCACCATATGAGCGGGTCATTACTGGGGTTTTAGTTAGACCTCTATCTAATAATTCAGACTCTATCCACTCATTGGACATGGCAGCCCAACCATCAGTATCACTTTTAATTACTTCAATTACTGCATCACAAACAAATTGATAAACATCACCGCGTTGTTCGGTTGGTATTAACCCAACATGTGGCGCAACAGCAGCGTCTCTAGTGATAGCAGAGAGGTGTTGCACCCCATTGCATAGTCCATCCAATTGAACGTGCAAAAAAACAGGTTCTAGTGGGTTATCTAGCCATTTAATATATTCCAATGCACTTGCTAGACCTTGGATAGGTTTGTCCCATGTATGCCATATATTGCATCCTATTGGGTCAGTTGCAACTGTTCTCAGTAAGATTTCATTGTCATCAACCCAAGCCACCCGCTCCACTAACTTAAGTTTATCATGACCAACTAAATTAGCCATGTTGATTTTCATCCACCGGACACCACCAGCTGTCAGTACTTCACCATGAGCAAATTGTAAAACACCTTTTTGGACATCAGACCCTTGCGTATTTAATCCAGTCATACATTTGTTATAAATTCTGTCACGATAATCTAAGTCATGGGGAAAGTATAAAAAAAGCTCATTTTGAAACTTTTTAGCTTGAAATATTACCGAGTTAGTGGATAGGTCAAGTGAACGCTTTGCTTGCCTCGCTTTAGTTAATTTTGCTGCTTTACGCCACCATTTCCGAACATCCATAACCTGTTCTTCGGTGTGATTTTCTTTATCTATAGATTCCCATGGTTTCTTCGGTGTTTCTTCTACTGTTTCTGGGAATATTTTAGGTAACGTACTGGGTTTTTCCATGATATTCAACATGTCCAATACATACAACACCTGATGATTAACTTTCCATGGTGTAGATTGAATTGAATTGACTGCAGCAGCTATATCGACATTGATACCAGATGGATAATGTATATCCTTCTTTTTAATTATATTACGCTTCAACTGTTCACTATAAAAACCACCACCACGTCCGTCTTCTGACCAATCATCGGGTATATATATCATAGGATGAATGATCGCACTAATTTCAGCAATACCCTCTATAATCTCACTACAGAAGTCCATAAACTTTTCCGATGGTGTGATGATGTATTCCCGTTTCTTAGATTTTGAATCAATAAAATCAAATGGGTTCTTGTATATTTTGTGTTTTTTATCCCACACTAAATCAAACCACTCAGGGTATGCATTCACCAATAAGTCATTGAGTGTAGCACCAATCCTAAGTTCATCAACATCTGGGTATTTCTCCTCAGTTATTACATTAGAATTTATTTGTTTACCTAACTCTCGATTACATGATGATTCTGTTCGTTTACCTTCTCTTAGAGAAATAAATATACCCCTAACCACAAGAAACGACAGTTGCATACAGGTTACTGTAGTATCCCGTTCACTACCTAATTCAATTTCTTTTTTGGATAATGCATTCACGAAGAAATGTTTGTTGTTTAGCCTCTTTAATGGCGGCATAGTACCATTACCATTTAGTGCTATATCTTTATCGATAGCTTTCTTAATTACCTGAGAAAATGGAATAATCATCTTGGTTACAATTTTCTGAATATGAACTGAGTCAAAATCATCTGATACACTAAGTTCATTTCTATACTTCTCCTCACCTAACGAAAGCATTTCTTTTTCTAATTCTAATTGTTTTTCTCTACTCACAACCCCACCCCAGTTATATTTTAACTACACTCAATATTCTAAAATGACCATTCATATCATCATATATATCGGTACATGTCTCTTTAGCTTCGAGTACACTACTTGCGTGAATTACCTTACATACTTCTGTATTAAGGGTACATTCTTTATTGTGATTATTGAAAGTAACTTTATATTTGTTTCGCATTATGATTTCTCTTTAGCTGATTTAATAACAACATCTTATTATATAACACATAACAAGTAAAGATTTTATTTAATTGTGAACCATCGCTTCGCGCTCGTTCCCATAATGCTCCGCATTTTATTTATTTGAATCGTATTTATTTTACAAAAACATATTATGAAGTTGTGTTTGTAGCGATAGCGGAAAGCATGACGTAATTTTAATTTAGTGGAGGTTCCACCGGAGCGTTAAGAATTAAACCCTTAACATCAGTTGATATATACCATCAAAGGTATATTGTATTTAATATACCATTTAGGGTATTAATGTTTGTTCTCACTACGTTCGTGTTGCGTTGCAACGATATTTATTCGTTCAACATAAACTCCCGAACATATGATAAATGTACAGTAAAACTTAATTTTAAAACATATATATAATAGGCTACTTCAATTTTTTTTTCGATTTTCCCTCTACATCCATTGCTATATATGACTTTAAGCCAAAAATTATACGCGGGTTTGCAACCACATTTTACAATCGCAAACCCGCGTATAACATGCCGCAAACCCGCGTATAATTTTGATGTTAATTTAATACATTTGTGGCAATGTGATATCGACCAATTAAGTGATATACACAAGTCACACTTTTATCTGGATATACGATTTTGACAGCAAATCCATTTTTGAGAGGTTTACTCTTCAGTGAAGTCCGGATAGGAGAAAATACAACTTCCCAAAATTCATCACTTGATCTATCTTTATTGACAGCACTTACCATCACCATCAAAGTTTCAAATTCTTTCTTACATGCACCAGTTAATCTTAAATCAGGTTTTCGTTTACTATTAGATGGGAAATTTATCACCCCATGTTCATTGAGAATTGACCGCAATGGTTTATAATTCAAAAAGAATGGGTTACCCATCGACTCAGGTATATAAACTCTTTTGCGTTTGGTAATAATGTATTTCTCTACAGTAGACATAGAATTTATCAATGAAGACCATCGCGGCTCAAATGCTTGTGTGTTATCATACATCCATTTCACGAAGTCAATTTTACATACAAAATGCCCGTAATATCTACGCTCCTCCTCTAATATTTTATATTCAGATAACTTATTTTTGTACATTTTCTCTCCTATTTTGGTTATTTGGTGTGTTTTGTGCTATATGGACGTCCAGCTGGACGTCAATAGATTCGCCGCCTCCAGCTGGACGTCCATATAGATAGAGAGGTCGGGAGCAGATCGATTATTTCTTAACTCAGAACAGCCGCGATGCTGTCAGTCAAGGGCATGAGCCGAACGAAAGTCCATCAACCCTGCCGTCGAAAGCAGGGCATAGGAACCTAGTGAAGATTGACCTGAGATCAGCTGAAATTTGGGGGTGCTGCTGAGTGCCTCCTAATTTTAATATTTAATTAGAGCATGATTTATTTCCTCCTCTGTTAGACTAAAAGACAATTACTATTTTTCTTCATTGGAATATTTATTGTAGCTTATGTAAATTCCAGTGTAAACTTTTTTAATCAACTAATAACAAAAGTAAACTATTTCAATGTGAGATATATTACTTTTGTTATGAGGAAACATGACATGGCCAAACCGTCAAAAGCAGACTTAGACAAGAAAAAAGATTTTAAAGAATCGCTAATTAAATCAATTGGTGGTGATAAATTATCTGATAAGAAAATGTGTACCATACTTCGTAGCTGCGTTAGAAAAACATGGATGATGTCACCCGTTCGTTTACTCAAATTAGAGCAAGGACGAATTGCTGATATGGACCCAACGACCAGAACTAAATGGTTGTGTGGATGTGAGCATTGTGCGGGTCTATTTAAAATGACAGATGTTGAGGTTGACCACATAAAAGGTGAGCACCAACTTAAGACATTAAGTGACATTGAGAAGTTCGCTCGAAGTATTCTTGATGTAACACTCGATGAACTTCAAATATTTTGTAAGCCTTGCCATGAAGCCAAAACATATGCAGAAAGATATTGCATTACATTTGATGAAGCAGTCACAGAAAAGAAAGTTATTTTGTGGATTAAGGTTAATGACACATTAGCACAGAAAAGACTTCTTGTACAATATAGTTTTACTGAAACGCAAATGTCTAATGCAGGTAAGCGGAAAGAGTGCTACAGAGCAATATTAAATAGTGAGTAACGATGAGCATAATTAAATTAATAAAAAAGTTTTACGCATCTTATTGGTGCCCTCGGTTGTTTTTTAAAAAATGCGATGGTGGGAAAGAATCTGGTGTTACTGGGTATTTTCTAATTGAATGGAAACCTGTGTTTAGTGTAGGTATACTTCACTTTTCTGAGGGTAGTAGGGAAGCATACCATAACCATGCATTTAATGCATTGACATTCTGGTTGAGTGGTCATGTATTAGAAAAGAAAATTACTGGCGAAGAAACAAATTACAAAGGATTTAGTTTCTTCCCAAAGTACACAAAACGTACAAATTGTCACAAAGTTATTGGAATAAAACCAAGTTTAGCCCTTACCGTTCGAGGTAATTGGACTAAGACTTGGTATGAGATTAGAGATGATATTAAGTTGACATTAAAACATAGTAGGATCATCGTTAATCGAGAAAGTTTATGATAAGGAATAGTATTAATGTTTTATATTAGAATGATTTTTATATTGTTGTTCTTCCTTAGTTGTAGTATGGTTGACCCTAGTAGATTAACAAAAGGTTCTATTGTATATTTAACCAAACAACTAACATAGTGAGAAAATAATGAAGCAATATTTAGAATTGATGGAACATGTACTTACTAATGGTACAAAGAAAGAAGATCGTACAGGCACAGGCACATTGAGTGTATTTGGATATCAAATGAGATATAATTTAAATGATGGGTTTCCTATTGTTACTACCAAAAAGTGCAATTTACGGGCTATTATACACGAGCTTCTGTGGTTCTTGAAAGGTGATACAAATATTGCATATTTGACTGAAAATAAGGTCAAAATTTGGGACGAATGGGCAACTGATGAAGGTGAGTTGGGTCCGGTATATGGCAAGCAATGGAGAAGTTGGGAGGGTGTCGATGGCCAAGTTATTGATCAAATTAGTCAATTAATCGAACAGATTAAAACTAACCCAGACTCCAGACGTTTAATTGTTAGTGCTTGGAATCCGGCTTTGTTACCTGATACAAATTTTTCACCTAAAGAAAATGCAAAGCAGGGTAAACAGGCTTTACCGCCATGCCACACCATGTTTCAGTTTTATGTATTGGATGGTAAATTATCATGCCAATTATATCAGCGAAGTGGTGATATATTTTTGGGTGTTCCATTTAATATTGCTAGTTATGCATTATTAACAATGATGGTTGCACAAGTATGTAATCTAAAATTGGGTGATTTTATTCACACATTAGGTGATGCACATTTGTATCTTGATCATCTCAAACAAGCAGAACTTCAGTTAAGTCGGACACCGATATGTTTACCAGCAATGACTATTAACCCAGAAATAGATAATATTTTTAACTTTACAATTGATGACTTTAATTTAGTAAATTACAATACACACCCTCACATTAAAGCACCGATTAGCATTTAGGATTCATATATATATGATTAAAGATTTATTGAGATGTATTTTTACTCCATTCAGTGTTATAGATGAACTAAATGCATCCAGCGAAGAATTAGCTAGTTTATTTCTTTTAGCTAGAGAGACTACATCTGATGCAAAATTAAAAGAATGGTTAGATGCAGATGATGTTAATCTAACCGAAGAAGATCAAATTAAATTTGCAGATGCATTGAAAGAAATATACAAAGACGATTAATAAATAGTTTATTAATTATAAATTATAACTAATGAGGCGAGCACAATGAAAGATAAAAATAGAATGAAATCGAGAAACACATTACATCTAGATCCACCATCTCCCGACACCGAAGAAAACAGAAAATCTGTTGTTGATAATAATAAAAAATTTGGTAAGACAGTTGTTTGGAATACTTTTGAAGTAGTCGAAAACTTAGTTGCTGGGCAGACCATCAGCAGTTCTGTTCCATTAGCTGATTTCATTCAAACAAAAAAAGATGATATTTCTGCGACTCTTGGTGTTAATGAAGAACTTCTTAGTGCTCAGCCGGAACCTGAACCTGAACCTGACGTTGAGGCAGTAAAGATTCCCGAAGACTTAGTGTGTCCACATTGTGGTTCTAAAGCTAGGACCGAGACATCTTATCTAAAAAATCATGGCGATAATTGCCTACACAAGCTTTAATGTTTATGGTTTAGTGCCTCTGTGATCTCTCCTCCGCATGCACTAAACCCATTATTATTTGGAGAATTAATGCCAGCTATATTATGCGTTGCCGCATCATGTAAAGAAATAGTACGTGATGGTACAACTACATGCCCAAAACACACAAAAACTGTCATGGTTGACCGGAACGAAGATAGAAAATTTACAGGTAGAGCTAATTCGAAAATATATGATTCAAAACGTTGGAGAAATATATCAATTAAAAAGCGCACAGTCACGCCGTTTTGTGAAGAGTGCGAAAAGAACGGTGTTACTACTATAGCTAATGTGGTTGATCATATTATAGAAATAAAAGACAACCCTAAGCTGGCCTACACTTGGTCTAATCTTAGATCGCTATGCCATGGTCACCATAACACTAAGACTGGTGATGAAAGACGTAAAAGAAAAAATAAACTCTGATTGTTACTACCAGAACATAGGGGGGTATACTCTTGCTGATATTTCAAAAGCCCCAGAAAAAAATGGGGTAAGCAAAATACAGTATTCGAACCTAATATAATTTATCTAAAGTTTTATATGAAATACCTCAATATATTTCTTAGAATTTTAGCTAAATATTATTAAATAAATTGATATTAATATTTTATGTAAACCTGAACATTTTAATGATTTTTGTTTATGAGTTTTCTTCGAGATTCTTCCAATATATCCAAAATATATTTTTAGTATTTATCTCGAAGAAAACTAACTAAAGTGATGTAATTATTATTGTACTATTTTAGGATATAATAGTACAGAATCATAAAATAAATAATAATTAGTTTATAAAATAAAATAAAAAAAATAAAAACATTTCCGAAAAACAAAAACATTAGACGCGTTTTCTTTGAGAAAACACACGAAGAAAAGTCAGCTTTTGTACTTTTGATTATTTTTTGATCGATTTTGGTCAAAAAACGCATTAAATCGTCAAATTGACTAAAACCGATCAAAAAACGACCAATAAATTTGAAAATAACCACTTTTGTTTAAAAAATGACCAACAAATTTGAAATTGACTAAAAAAACTCAAAAAACGACCAACAAATTTGAAAATAACTCTTTTTTAGTCAAAATCAAAATTATCAAATTTTTAAAATCTACTTTTAATAGTCAAAATCACCACATGGTTATTTTTTGACCAATTGGCATTTTTTTTAAAAAAATGTTCAAAATACAAAAAAAATCGATAATAACCCCATAAATTTATTACAAAAAAAATCGATAATAACCCCATACCGGACCATACCGGACCATACCGGACCATACCGGACCATACCGGACCATACCGGACCATACCGGACCATACCGGACCATACCGGACCATACCGGACCATACCGGACCATAGGTCACCATACGTCACCATACCGGACCATACGTCACCATACCGGACCATACGTCACCATACGTCACCATACGTCACCATACCGGACCATAGGTCACCATAG